CTGCAGCCACCGAGACTACTGCAGCCACCGAGACTACTGCAGCCATGGCAGAATCTGCCTGTTCAGACACACTAAACGCATTATTTGATGCCGAATCTAAAAAATTAGAAGGAATGGATATATCAATATTACCACAACATATTCTTAATTTATTCGCACAAGAAGATTATTTATTAAAAACTTTAGATAGTATGGTTGAAAATAGTTTTACTAATAATCAAGATAACGTAGATACAAATATGTGTGGAAATCATAAACCATGTCCTACAAAATTAGTAAGTAGATTTAATAGAATTGTATTAAATTTAGTTAAGATAGCCGATTTAGATCCCTTCAAATCAGCATGTATAGTAACTGTAAATTTAAATTTTGAATGCGGTTCATTAAATGAGTCTTTGTGTAATAAAACTACAAAATGTGAATGGGATAGTAATAATAGTAAATGTAACCCATTAAATCAACCAGATGTCATCCAAAAATTAATAGTTAACGTTCCATCTGACGTCAATTTGGATCCAACACTTGCGGCTGAACCCGTCGTTGATGACTCAGATGACAAAACCCATTTTATATTAAGAAAGATATGTAATAAAAAGCAATATATAGATTTATATGATCAATATACGAATCAATATTTTGTAGCAGATCCTAATGTGGATTATACAGATATGTATATATTACAACCCGTTAATCATCCCCATTATTCGTTACACGTATATACGACGGACAACAATAAAGAAACATTAGGATTAACTAAATTATCAGGTAAAAAAAATGAGCAATTTGAACAAATATAAGAGTAAATAAAATATGATTATATATTAATGAATATATTATTAACATTATTTTTATTATTTTTAGTAATATTATTATTTTTTTCAAATCTAAAATATAGAAATAAATTTAAAAATTATTATGAATCGGAAGAAGATAATAATATTAATGTTATATTAAATAATTATATAGCACAACGTATTAAATATATAATTGAACTCATTCCTATTATAAATGATAATATGCCAGTTAAATTAACATACTATAAAGAATAATTAAATATATGTTTAATTTATATGACGGAAAAAATATTTATAGTATCGTTGATAATATTATTTATTATTATTCTTACATTTTATATTAATAAAAATTGTAGAGAAACCTTCCAAAATGATGTTTCTATTCCAAATGATCTTAATAATATGTTTAATGAATTAGATGATTGGGAAAAAAAATGTAATGCTATTGAAGAAAAATATCAGATTAAAACTGATATTGATAAAATTAAACAAAATGAGGTTGCTTTTAATCAATTAGAAGAACTTGATAAAAAAATATATGAATTAAAAGAAATAGTTAAAGATTTAACGGTTGAGAAAAAACGACGGGATGGTATTAATGAAACGTGTCAAGGAGACGCCCAAATTAAATTAAATAATAATTATGCGATTGTAAATGATTTAAATAAAAAAGGATTAGTAAATAAACAAAATATAGATTTAGATTTTAATATTTCAGATTCATTAGATTTTTCTAAAGAAAAAAAAGAAACTAAAGAATCAAACGATAAATGTGAGGTTAAAAATAGTAAAGATTATGTCAATTTAGATAAAACGAATATTGAGGATAAATGTTATCGGTGTGATGGTGATAAATTAAAGGAAACGTATAAATACTTAAATAACGATTTTAATTAAGACTTTTTTATATTGTAATATTAAATGAATAAATGTAATTTAAATAAAAATGATATTATAATAATTTTAGTTATATTTATAGTTTTTTGTATATTTATGTATGTAAATAATTATAATACATACGAAAATTTTCAGATAGCTATTAAACATAAAAGCAATGACGATATAATTATAGGTGATTTTTTGGATAATTTAAAGAACTATTTAGGTTATTTTAAAGAGTTAAATAATGCTTTTTATGAACTTATAATTTTTTTTGAAACACATGAATATGACCAAACAATATTTGATAATTCTGATTTAATAGATAAATTAAATAAAATTAAAGGTATATTAAATGAAATGAAAAATAGCGGTGTAAGTCAAACTGACGCATATATATTTCAGGACTTTTTTAAAATCCAGTCTAACCATATTTTTAATGAATATACGGAATTGTTTAATTCATTAAATGTCATGGCGACAACTGGTGCAATTGGAACACCTAAGACAACTGGAGATAACCAGCTTGAAGTATGTGGAAAATACTACGAAGTATTAACTAATGATTTTTTTAATAATCTAAAAAGTATCGATAGTGAAAGATATAATTTAGATAAATTAGATGATAAAATTACAAGCATTGATTTATACTTTAAAAATTTAAAATCAATTGATAAGTATAATAATATTATGGATATATTTAAAGATTATAGGTATGTGTTAATTAGTCTATTAAATAATTTTGAAGAAACTACAAATATAATAGTTACATTAATGACTGATTGTAACAGTAAAACATCATTAACAAATAGTCATAATACTATTGTGCGTCAATTTAGAACGAGTAATAAAATTATAGATGATTTAATAGATGTTATTAACCTATCCGATCCAGCCGATCCAGCCGATTCAGCCGATTCAGCCAAATCACTAAATAATTTATTAGATTTTGAAACTAAATTTTGTGACAAATTTAAAAAATTAAATAAGCCCGATAAATCTAATATTATATTTAAAAAATTTACAAACGATATTATACAAAAGAAATTAAAATATGTTAAAAAATTAGAAACTAATATAAAATTAATCCAAGATGAAATGACCGAAAAAGAATTAAATGATTATAATTTAAATAGATTGAGAACGAATGACCAAGCATCGAAACAATATACAGCAATCAAACAAGCAATTAATAATATAAAAAACCGAGATAAAATAAAAATAAATCTTACTTAATATTAATGAAAATTAATAGAAATAATCAAATAATGTTACTCTTATATTTTATTGGAGTTATTTTTTTATTAATACAACTATATGAATTACATAGTATAAAAAATGAGCATTTTTATGATACCGATTATAAAAAGGTCCCAAGCTCGAATATTCAATCAATAATATTATCTCCATATGAAGCTGAATCTGAAGATGCACCATATTTTGGTACTTTTATTAAAAATTCAGATACCGACGATCTTAATAATTCGTTATACTTATATAAAACAAATGCTTTAAAATCACCAACTTGGGATAGAGTTGAAAATGAAAATATGTTATTAGAAAAAAATAAAAAAGTAATTATTACTGATATATCATTTGATAAATCAAAACGAATGATTGTAATTGGACTTTACTATAAAAATAAAAAACCTATTTATAATATTTATAGAAAAGCAACCGAACATTTGAATAGTAAATGGGACATAATTTCGTCTGATATTAATATTAGAAGCATCTGTCATGATATTAATAACGATAATAACATAATTGGTTTAAGTAGTTACGACGGTCAAATATATACTAATAAGGGTGATTATATGAATTGGGTGGGTCCTATAAATTATGATGCCGATGTCCCCCTACGTAAAATTATGTTTACAACCGAATCAAAAATGATAGGAATTGGTCTATTTAATAATAATATATATATTAAAGACGGCGAAGATTGGAAAAATACGGATTGGAAAAAAGAAACATTAGCAAATGGTAAAATAATAAAGGAGCCTATTAATAAAGCTAAGGTTAGAGATTTAATATATTCGAATTCGGGTAAATTAATAGCTACAACATCAATGGGTATAATGATCCAAGAGGGTGTAGGTCCGGGTGAACCGTTTATTTCAATCTATAAACATAGTAATTCAATTGATGCTAATGATGATGATGTTGATAATTCGCAAGTTTTTAAATCAAAGTTAGGTTTTGAGATAGATAATACAGATATATTTACAGATACTCTGGTTGACACGGACGTGAGAAATAATGCTAAGGATGCTTATGATTTTAAAAAAAATGTGTTAGATTTTTGTGCTAAACGAAAATATTTGAAGTCTAATGGTAATTCTTCTGATGAATCTGATGAAATTAATCTAAAAAATACAACACTTAATGAATTGTATTCACAGATAGAACTTATTAATAACGAAATGTCTAAATAATAATAATTTATATTATTAAATATGAACATTATAAATTTATTTTTAATTATTCTAATTTTATATTTAATATATAAAGTTGCTGTTCGTGGTGAAAAATTTCAAGATACAATAGATTTATCTGATGTAGATATAATTAATAGTAAAAATATTTTTATGAATATTGATGAATCACGATTAGAAGAAATTAATAAAATACCAGAACTAGATTTAAGTAAAAATAATTTAATTATAGATAATAGATATGGTAATAAAGTTAGTATTAGTAATAAATTATGTGTTGGAAATTATTGCATTAATTCGGAAAAATTAAAAACATTAACCGGCGAGATTGATGGACCCCAATTTTATAAACATAATACACAAACCAAGACAGATACACCTAAATATTATAATCACGATTGTGGTATTGGTGTAGATAATTCAAATAGTTTTAAATGTGATATAGATAAAGAAATCGATTATCCCGATAAATTATGTTTTAATTATTTAGATAACAAAGGAACGAAAAAAGAGCCAACATGTATTGGTCCAGACGAATTCGATGTATTGAAAGGTGTGAGGGGGATTAAATTAAAGCACACCGAATCGAACACGGAGGACCCAACAGGATCTGCTGTATCGGCGGTCTCGAATTATGGGTCAGCAGACCCGACAGACACTAATCCTAAATATATGACCCCATATTATATGGATTTTAAACAATCTGGAAACGGAATAGAAGGCACTAAAGATCAATTATTTTTTAAGAATAATGATGAATGTTTAGGTAAAGAGTTACTGAAATATAATAATGTTGATTTAAATGATATGAATTATAGAGATATTTTAAGGTTTACACAAGAAAATGCAAATATATTTAACAAAGATACAGTCTATGATTATGGTAGGTCAGGTAAAGGTATTAGACTCCAGAGTGGGACCTTAAAAGATATTAATAACATAATTGAAGGTTTGTGGTTGACTTATATGACCTTGGGTGCCCCCTTAGGTTGGATAGCCGCTTTAACGGGAGCTGAGACTGGAGTATTTCCGAGTTCCGTTAGAACCGATATACCTAACATAGAAACCATAATAGCAGATATAAAAACCGAATATAACGAAAACTGGTGGATAAAGGGTGAGAATGTGAAAAAATTCCCATACTTTAAAGATTCAGACCATGAAATAAATTGTGAAGATGTAGATTGTGATACAGATAAGAAATTTATGTGTCCACATAAATGTAGAGATGAAATTAAAGCAGATGGATATTGTAAAAGTATTTATAGTAGGCAAGGTGGTTGTTTGGATGCTAGCAATATAGTTATGATTGATGGGGATGATGGTTCTGGTAACATAGGACATTCTCCTCATATACACACTCATGCATTAGATTCAAATGGTAATATCACGAACTCTAAATTTACACATGGATATTATATATTAAATAATGAGTTTGACCCAGACGATTTAGACGACACTAAACATAAAACAATCGATCCAGATTATAATGGCTATTATTTAAGTAAATTAAATAATAATACAAAATATAAAATAAAAGAAAATGCTATTTCACGCGTATCAAAATTTTTAGGTGCTAATTTAAATACACATAGAATTACGGGCGATTCTAAAGAGTGTTCTAATATTGATGAATTATCGAATACACAATATTATTGTAGTGGAAAAAATGGGGGTGAAAGTGATAAAGAGTATCTTTGCAACCCGGTGAAATATAAGATTGATAATATTATCAAATGCGTTAATGACAAGGTCGCAGATGCAGCAGATGAAGACGACACAGTCGGCAAGGTTTATACTAAATTATCAGAGATTACTGACACAACTGACCCAACTTTAAACGACTATTATAATGAATGTATCGGTGGAGAACCGGATCAGGTCCAAGGACAAACAACGCAGGCTCAAGGACAAACAACAATTTCACAAGGTCCAGTTCCAACCCAAGGTTCAAAAAATAGTCAGACCGAAATCGAAATAAATCCCAGTGAAAATTATGTAATGACTCCAGCAAAAGATGCGGATGGTAATGATATTAAAGCTAATACTTATTTTCATGGACATTCTCATATTCATTAATTCATCAATATTTTTTTTATAATATTATATTAATATGTATAAACTATTAATACTATTTTTCGTAGTTTTTATTTCTATATTGTATTATTTATATTATAGAAATGAAGGCTTTACAGATATAACAAGCAATAAAAATATTTTTATAAATAATAATAAACAATTAGATATTGATAATATAAATATTAATAATATTTGTATTAAAGATGATAATGGAACGGAATGTATAAGTAAAGAACAATTATTTAATACGTTAAATCTTCCACTATTTAGAAAACATGCTATATGTATAGAAGATGCATGTATAACACGCAATAATTTAAACAAACTATTAGGTGAAAAACCTATCAGACTTAAAACGACCGACGATAAATGTGTCGATTTATCTAAAATACCTGGAACATTATCGTTAAGACAACAGGCAAGATGGGAAACCGATCGTAAAGGTTTAAGAGACGGTGATTTAAATGCTAGTATTTATCATTCACTATATGAACCAGAGGGAGGATGGGTATTAGAAAAACGATGTGGTGTTAAAAGACGAAGAAGTAGAGGTGGGTATATAAATTCAAAGTATGATTATGGTCGAAAATATGCAACTACACAAGAACAAATATTAAATTTTGGTTGTACCAAAAAACATAGTAAGACACCCGGTGTATGTTGGGCTACTGCAGGTGGGAAATGTAAGCGGTCACGTAATAATAGGCGAAGAATAAGTAAATCTTTTTATAAGAATAAATTGTATAATTTAGAGGGTGATGAAACTGATACTCTCACTAATATTCCAGCATTAAAACAAGATACAGATTGTACTAAGGGTAATACTAAATTTGAAGTTTCAGTAGGGGATGTTATAAATAATTTTGATATTTTAAATAATCCATTGAAAGCATTTAAATATGGTAATGAGGCTAAGCATGATATAGACCATAATAGAGTCATCCAATAAATTTTATTTTAGTAAAAAAAAGTATAAGTTTATATTAATGATAATTATTTTATTTATAGTTTTATTAATTATAATTTTATTATATATTTACATTTATTCTAAAAATCATTTTCAAGGAAATATTCAAGGAACCGAAGTTGAAGATAATATAAAGTTTGATAAAACCCATCTTTATTTAGGACAATCAATCGAGAACACTTTTTTAACATACGATACTCAATTTAAATTTAAAATATCAGCTAAAGAAAATTACTATTTATTTAATGGTATTAATTGTCCTAAACAAGAATCGCGTGATGCTTGTTTTAAACGAAATTCTAATGTTGTATATGAGGCATTATTATCAAAAGAGGGTGAACAAATAGAACAATCTAAAACCGAATTTAAAGACGCAGCAGCTACCACGGCCGCAGCTACTACGGCCGCAGCCACAACAGGTACAGGTGATGTATCTTCAACAGAATCTTCTACTATTAACGATATAACACAAACAAATAAAGATGACACAAATATGTATTGGAAATTTTTTGATGTAGAACGAACCGGAAATAAATATATACATTATGGAGATGAAGTAATATTGAAAAATTTAGGAAAAATAGTTAGTTATTTATGTATTTGTGATACTAATCCATTAGATGTTGACACGTGTGGAACGGTATATAATATATATTGTTACGATGATTTAAAAGATGCTAATGAATATGGTAAATGGATTATCATTCCAAAATATTTTAGAACCGATTATTATCAACAAAATATTAATAAACCTGATGTTAATCCATTCAGAAAATATACCGGAGGTTTAAAAGATAAACACGGAGAAATAATTAAAATTAATAGTTCTAGTGATTCATCAAGTTCAGCGACAAGTGCCTCAAGTTCAGCTACAAGTGCCTCAAGTTCAGCGACAAGTTCGACCATATCACCTAAAACTGAAATATATGATTTTTATAATGATCATCATATAGATACTTTAAAAAGTAAAAAAATTCCTATTAGAATAAGCGATGATTTTTTAATAATAAATTCTAAAACAGTGGATGGTAAATATATTTATCTTAATTTATGTAATAATTTAGTCAATAATCCATGGTTACAATTAGAATGTTATGATAATAAATATAGAAAGGTTGTTGGAACCAGAGGTACGGGTGATACTATAAAAAAATTTGCTGATATTAGCACTACAAAATTAGAAATGGAAATATTTAATTGGAGTATAGAGCCTATTATATATGACGTAAACGTTCATGATACATTATTTGTATATGGTCCCTTAACGGTGGGGCGTGGTGGTAATACAGTAGAACTTACAAGTGATAAATTAAAATATATAAAAAGTATTCCGTATTATTTTAAAGATAAAATATGTTTAAAGGGACACGATGATAAACCGAATTGTATTGAAAAACATCATATAGAAATGTTAAATGGAAGCAGACCTATAAATATTAAATCAGTAGCTCCATCTAAACCGTTTAAATTGTATTCTAGTATTGGTTATACGGGTAGAGAATTTAGAATTGGGTTTGATTATGAAAATGCTAATGAATTACCATATTTTGGTGGTTTTAATTCATGGTTAAATCCATCCGATCAAGGTAAATGGAAAAGTCTAAAAATAGAAGGTCCGTATAATGCTATAATTTATAGTAAACCCCATTTTGGTCATGGGGAAGATGAGCAGGATGAAGGTGATAATTATGAGTTAACACAAGATGAAGCGAATGCAATTACAGAAAGAGAAAAGATTATATCAGATATTAAAGACGCGGCATATGATGCGGCAATTGCTGCTGGTGAAATTCCAGAGGCTGAATTGACCGATACTATTATAGAAAAAGAAAAAATAAATCCATTATATTTTATAGTTTCACCACCCGGTATATCAGATGTTACAAAATTAGGTGATGCATGGGTGGATGGTATAAGGTCTATAAAATTTTATAAACCACGAAAAGATTATTACGAATTAAAATGTTTAGAAAAATATCCATTTACATATCAACCAGGTAAAGATGGCACATCGGTTACAGAAGAATTAATGACTGCGAATTTATGTAAAAATGGCGAGACAAATCAACAATTTTATTTTTCGGGTGATAAGGACACCAATTATGAACCCGATTATTATAAAAATATTACCGAGAATCATGTTCATTTTCATCGACATCCATATAATTCATCTCATGAAGGTGTATCTCTAATTGACGAACCTACACCAACGTAAAGCCTATCGACAATGTGTTCCCTTGGGTGAAAAAGCTAAGGTAAAAAAAGATGGGAAGAAAAATTATAGATGTGATTAAATTAATTTTTATTTTCCGTATTAAATTATATAATGGATATAATTGCACGATTTCAAAAAAGTATATTAGATAATTCAAATAATTCTATAAAGTATTATTTTACTAAATCAAACAATAAATATATAATCCATATTGAAAATCCAAATAATGAGCCAATTAATGTTTGTGATAATAATTTAGAATTCTACACTAAATTAATAAATATACTGTTTGATAATAATAACAAAACCAAATCTGGCTGTTTTAATTATGAACACACCGAGGATGATGATCCATTATATAATAGTGATTTTGATGATTTAATGGTAAGATTTTTAAAAAGTGATTATTGCTTAATATTAATCGATGACAATTTTGAACCATTATCTTATTTGTGTATAAGTGATAATACATTATGGACATTATGTACTAATAGTTTATTTAGAAATAAAGGATATATGTCTTTATTATTAGACCATTTGTTTAAACTAATTAAAAATAAAAAATTTAAAGATTATATTGATTTACCTAACTTAAAAATTTATATAAAAAAAAATAATCCTATTAAAGATGCTTTATTTAAATATTATAAAAAATATAAATTTAAATTAGAAAATGATAATTTTGAATATTTAATCATGAAATATAATATTTGATACTAAAATATAATATTGATACTAGAATATAATATTTGATAATATTAATGGATATAGATTATGGAACCGGTCTTACTGCTAGTTGTGTATTAACTCCTCCATTTAATTGTAACGGACGTAAATATAATTCTAATTATATAAGTAAATTAGTAGAAAATAATGAAGACAATAAGTTCCTTTTAGCGAATGAAATACGAATTTCAAAATATTTATCTAGAAAAATTAATAAAAATATACTAGAAAAATATTTTAGTGTTGTCGTTGATAATTGTGTTGTTAATTCACGGAAAATTTTTAGATGTAATAATCTAAAACCTAACACAGATTATAAAATTTTATATTCCAAAAATGGTGCGTGTAAACCAATAACTAATAAAGCATCAATATTTGTTAAAAACAGCAATAATCAATTCAAAAAAATAAAGGTGAATAGTATTAAAAATAATAAAGTATTGTCACAAAGCAAAATATATACTAAGGATGATATAGTTAGAAAATGTGGCTCGTTATATGAATATCATTTGATAGAACTTTGTTTTTCAAAAAAATATCGGAAACAAAATATTAAAAGATTATTGAACATGTTAAAATTATTAAAAAATAATAATTTTATTCATTTAGATATAAAATTAGAAAATATGATTGTTAATATAAAAAAAGAAATTCGTTTAATTGATTTTGGCGGTTCTATAATATATCGCGACTTTTCGTATTTGAGAGATAATTCTAATTTTTTTGATATAATAAATAAATTGATTGATAATAATATATTGGCATGGACTGATTATTATTTAGCACCCGAAATGCATATAATAAGCGAGTTTTATAATAATAACAGTATAGAACAAATCGAAATGTTTGGAAATGTAAAAACTAAGTTAGAAGAAGTCTATGTGTTTGATAATGACAAAATTAATGAGTTATTAACTTTAATAGAATATGTGTATGATAATAAACTGGAATTTTTAAAGGCTTTACTGTTTAATAATAAAGATTCTAATATATATAAAGTTGATGTTTATGCTATGGGAATATCATTTTTATTAATAGTTGAACATATACATAAAATAGACATAAATGAAAATTTATATGATTTAGAAGAATTAATTAATACTATGACACGAATTGATTACAGAAATAGAAGTAATATTAAAGATTGTTTTAAATCGTCATATTTTATATAAAATATTTATTTTTAGTTTTAGACAATTTATTATTAAATATATTTTTCTTTTTACTGTGGTTTCCACCACCACCACCCATTCTATAAGTCACCGGCTGTTGAATCTGTGGTCCCATAGGAATCATCTGCGCCCCCATCTGTGGCATCATCTGAGGCATCATCTGTGGCATCATCTGAGGCATCATCTGAGGCATCATCTGAGACATCATCTGAGGCATCATCTGAGGCCCCATCTGAGGCATCATCTGAGGCATCATCTGTGGCCCCATCTGCGGCCCCATAGGCATCATCTGTGGCCCCATCTGTGGCCCCATCTGTGGCCCCATCTGAGGCATCATCTGAGGCATCATCTGCGACCCAATCTGAGGCATCTGCGACCCAATCTGAGGCATCTGCGACCCAATCTGAGGCATCTGCGACCCAATCTGAGGCATCTGCGTCCCCATCGGAGACTCAGAATCCATTGTATTACTATTAGATTCTGGTGGTGTTAAATCTGGATTTTGTTGACAGATTTCTTCCAAATTATTTATATTAATTTTAATTAAATCAATATTACTACTTATTGTTTTAATATTTGTATTCATATCACTTGTGTCAGTTTTTATAAGTTCTAAATCATCTTTCATTAAATCTATTTCAATTTCTATATTTTCTAATTGTTCGGAAGTATCAGTTGTTCTAAGTGGGGGAATCATTTCAAGACCATTTGTTTCTGTGTCATTATCATTATTAGTAGTACCATTATCATTATCATTATCATTATCATTACCATTATCATTACCTTTACCTTTACCATTAGAATTAGCAGTACCTTTACCATTAGCATTACTATTACTATTACCATTATCATTACCTTTACTTTTACCATTAGCAGTATCACCCTTATTACCATTAGCATTACTATTACTATTACCATTATCATTACCTTTACCATTATCAGTAGCAGTATCACCCTTATTACCATTATCATTACCTTTACCATTATCATTAGTAGTAGCAGTAGCAGTAGCAGTAGCATTACCATTATCAGTAGCATTAGCAGTATCACCCTTATTAGCAGTAGCATTACCATTATCAGTAGCAGTAGCAGTATCACCCTTATTACCATTATCATTAGCAGTAGCAGTAGCAGTATCACCCTTATTACCATTATCATTACCATTACCATTAGCAGTAGCAGTAGCAGTAGCAGTATCACCCTTATTACCATTAGCATTAGAATTAGAATTAGCATTAGAATTAGCATTAGAATTAGAATTAGCATTAGCAGTACCTTTACTATTATTTACTACATTATTTGGTTTAGTTGATAATAAATTACCGACATTAGTTCCTCCAAACTGGTTTATAAAACCACCGGATAATGTATTACGCGAATTTGTTACAATTTCAGGACTTGTAGTCGGGGGAGGGTCGCTGCCAGGTGGTCCGCCTCCTGGAGGCGTTTCGCTACCAGGTGGGCCTGTTTCGCTACCAGGAGGCGTTTCGCTACCAGTAGGCGTTTCGCTACCAGGTGGTCCTGTTTCTCTGCCAGGTGGGCCTCCTCCTGGAGGAGGCGTTTCGCTACCAGGAGGCGTTTCTCTGCCAGGTGGTCCTCCTCCAGGAGGCGTTTCGCTACCAGGAGGCGTTTCGCTACCAGGAGGCGTTTCTCTGCCAGGTGGTCCTCCTCCGGGAGGTTGTGGTTCTCTACCAGGAGGCGTTTCGCTACCTAGTTCCCCAGGGCCTCCGGGAGGTTGTGGTTCACTGCCAGGGCCTCCTGGAGGTTGTGGTTCACTGCCAGGGCCTCCTGGAGGTTGTGGTTCACTGACAGGGCCTCCTGGAGGTTGTGGTTCACTGTCTAGTTCCCCAGGCTCACCTGTCTGGGACGGTTCACTGTTTAGTTCACCAGACTCACCTGAAGAAGGTTGTGGTCCACTGTCTAGTTCCCCAGACTCACCCGAAGGTTGTGTTTCACTGACCGAGTCTCCTGTAGGAGAAGGAGGTGTTTCACTGTCCGGGTCTCCCGGAGAATTTGTTATAGTTTCATTATCTTTTTTAACATTTGTGTTGTCGGTTGATGGTAACTCTTGAGAGTTATTATTAGAGGCATTCATTTGATTTTCTGATTTATTTAATGTATTAAGTCTATTAATTGATTCTGTTATTGCATTATTTGGATTAAATGCTGATTTAATATCATTTGTCCTTAAATTATTTAATATACTATTTTTTTCTGATAATAATTTTTGTTCATTTTCTTTTAATAATGCTTCTCGTTCATTTAATAGTCGCATTTTTTCAGTATATTCAGTATCTTCTTCTTCGTCTGCTTCTTCACCAGCTTCTTCTGCTTCTTCTTCTTCGCTATCAGAAAAGTCTAATTCTGGAACATCATCGTCATCACTGTCTTCTTCGCATAAGTCAAATTGAAGTATATTAATATTTTCATCACCTAAAGAAAAAATAATACGTTTATTTTTACCTTTTATTTCTACTTTTTCTATATCTATTTTGTTTAATTTGCTTAAAAATTTTTCATCGGCGGTTTTTTTGAATGATAATTGTTTAATACGGGGTAATATATAAGATTTTAGACCGGTTCCATTTCCGATAAGTTTAACAAACCCACCATGAGATTTTATTAAACCAAGACTATTTTTTCGACCGTCAACCCATGTATATTCATCTGAAATTTTTTTATCAATCGTAATATGAGATTCACCCAAATCATTTAATTCAACATCAATCATTAATAAAGAACCAATTACATTTGGATCTTTTGATTCGAAAAAATTTAACTTTGTATCACACATTAATAATAGTAAAGATAATTTATTTAAAAAAAGAAATATAATAATAATTAATGAAAAAATACTATACCGATAAGTTAGAAGTTGGAATCGATGAAGTTGCCAGAGGATGTTTAGCCGGGCCAGTTTTTAGTGCGGCTGTAATATGGCCGAAAGATTTAAATTGTGAGATTGAAAATCAAATTAAAGATTCAAAAAAAATATCAAAACAGAAACGGACACGGTTGAAGGATTATATTGAATATAATGCGATTGATTTTTCGGTCGCACAAATTGATAATACTATAATTGATAAATATAATATTTTAAATGCTACACATATGGCAATGCATGAAGCTCTAAATAATTTAAATGTAGTTCCAGAATTAATATTGGTCGATGGAAATTCATTTAAACCATATTATTATAAGGATGAATTAATTGATCATATATGTATTGTAGAAGGTGATAATAAATATATATCAATAGCGTGTGCTAGTATATTAGCTAAAGTATATCACGATGAATATATTGAAACCCTTTTACAAACAGATAGTGAATTACACAAATATGGATGGGTAAGTAATATGTGTTACGGAACTAAAATACATTTAGAAGCTATAAAAGAACATGGTATAAGTAAATATCATCGGAAAACATTTGGAATTTGTGCCGAATATATTTAAAGATTAATTTATTTTTAATCTTTATGGGGAAAAGTATTAAACTTAAATTAATTGTATTAGGGGATCAATTTACCGGAAAATCGTCCATTCTTAATAGATATAAAAATGATGTATTTACAGATACTAATATGTCAACAATTGGCGTCGATTTTGTTACAACAACTATAATGAAAGATGATAACACATATATTTTAAATATATGGGATACAAGTGGACAAGAAAAATTTAATAGTATTATTACGTCATATTATAGGAATATTATAGTTGCTTTATTAGTTTTTGATTTATCAAAACCTGAAAGTTTTTTAAATCTTAAAAAATGGCTTGATAATATAGCGTGTTATTGTAATAGTAATGTTATAGTTAAACTCATTGGAAATAAATGTGATACACCTATAGAAGTATGTCATGATGATATAAAAAAATTGTGTGTTGATTATAAAATTGAATATATAGAAGTATCCGCTAAAAATAATATAAATATACATGAAATTTTTAGTTCTATAATAGATGAAGTTGATGAAAAAATAAATACATGTGTTTTAGTTCCAACTAAAGATAATGGTATTTATATAACCGATACATTTAATATTGTTCATAAACATATTGCTAACCCAGAACCCAAATGTTGTGTTATATTATAGTATTCATTATATTTATTAATAGTGATTCGATATGGATTATATTTTTAAAATTATTATTTTTATAATTACTAAATAGATTTATAATATTTTGTTTCGTTTTATTATCATAAGCCTTGCTGGTTATAAATGTTGTAAATATATTTTTATAAATATTAGTTAAATTATAGTTTTTAGACATTAAATAATATAATAATTCTCTAATTTTTAAAATATTAGATGATTTTTTAGTTTCGATTAATTTAACTAATTTATTAGAATTATCAATATATGGGTCTACATAATTCTGTATATTACTAATTTCTAATTTCATAAATATTTCGGTTAATTTGGGCGTTTCATTTAATATTGTTGTTATTTTAGATTTGATAACTTTTGGATATATTGTTTTAATATATTTAAATAATTCGTTTTTACATGGCGAAGGAACTCTTATTAATAAAAAAAATCCTTTAACAAAACTATTAATTTTTGAAAACTGAGATGTTATAAGTATGAAGCGAATACTATTATGTTTTTTTTCAATTATATTTTTTAGAATTTTAAAAGATTCAAAATCAATAAATTCGATATTTTTAATAAGTATTAATTTGAATTTATTATTTATTTCGGTATTTTCAGATAAATAATTAATAAGTAATTCGAAATTTTTTTTATTAAAATAATTATCTAAAATTAGTTCGAAATAATAATTAGACGATTTAAATTTTATTTCTCTACTATTTATTTTAATAATATTATTCTTTAGTATAATAGGTGTTTTATAATATGTATTTAATAAACATTTAACTAATGTCATTTTACCAATATTGGCAGAACCATAAAATAGAATATTACTCATGTCTTTTTTACATAATATGTTAAGTTTAGGTATTAAATTTAAATGAATTTGTGAGTCATTTAGATATAATGGTTTATAGTTATCACAAAGCATTAAATAACCACGATTTATATTTTTAAATAATAAAATATATTATATACTATATGGATTTAGTAAATTTATGCCTTAAAATTCCAAACTTAGGAATATTATTATACTATTTAATTTTTATAGTGATAATACCATATATACTAATATATTCAAATAAAATACATCTGCTTAAGATGTATATGCCTTTAATGGTGGCATTCGCCCATTTATTAACTCGCATTGGAGATCCAGCCTTATTTGATAATTTGTACAAATTAAATCCAATTGAATTTGTGCCGTTTTTATCGTCAAATTTTATTAATGTGTTTGCTTTATTTGGTATATTATGGCAATGTATCGAATTTTCACGAAAATATAATTTAACAAATAGTGTCATTTATGGGATATTAGTATTTATGATTGCTCTACCATTTGCTCGGGTTGGATTAAAATTTGTATTAGACCAAGTTGATACATATTTAAAAGAGAAAACCGATATTGACTATAAATATAATTGGCATTTAATAGTTGTTGGACTACTATATATAATATTTATATTAGGAATACAGGCTGTTTTATTAACATTGGTTGGATTTAGTGGTGAGCTTAGTGTATCTAATAATGTAAATAATAATGTAAATAATAATTTAAATAGTGACATTAATAATTTAGAAAAGAAGAATAATAATAATAATAATAATAATAATAATAATAATTCTAAAAAATTTTTACGTAAATTTAACTTAAGTAATATAGGAAATTTTAATAAACGTCTTTCCAAAAAGTAATTTATCATTGCGTAAAAAAAGTTATTAATAAATCATAAATAATAGTATGCCTAATAATATGACTAATATAGTGGATTTAGAAAAGGGGTTATTTTCTAATTTACAAAGTGAATTTTATAAATTTATTAATATATTGGATAAAAATCCAGACACATTAGATGAATTATATTTAAAAAAAATAATTATGCTTAATGAACAAATGCGATTATTAGAAACTATGATATATGAATTAAAAATAGACAAAATAAAAAATTTAAAATGTGAGGATAAAAACGATGAATTATTAGTGGATTATGATAAAGACCAAAAGGTATTAGACTATTTTAAACCATTTATGCTATATTATAGATTTTTGCTTGACTGAAACTTATTTAAGAGTATTTGTTAAATTATAAACAAATTTGATTTAAATTATTTTAATATTTATTTAATAACAATGTATTTTAAACATAGTTCTATTATTGCTCGCAAATATTATAGACAGGTTGTTTATAATACATTATTTCCACCATTAACACCATTACCACCATTAACACCATTGTTAGAACCATTAGAAAATACAGAAGATGACAGAATTTATGCCAAGGATATATTTTATAATTGTTTAAAACGACATAATGTAACTAACGCATTTATTTATTCTGGTGGTAGTATTATGCCTTGGATTGATACATTATATAAAAGTGATATTAAATACTATGTTAATTCGCATGAACAAAATTGTGGTCATGCTTTGACCGGATTTTCGAAATCAAATATAAATCATAATGAGAAGGCAATTGTTATGACTACAAGTGGTCCTGGATTTACGAATTTAATTACACCAATGTTAGATATGACAAATGATTCAACACCGGGTGTATTTATTACCGGACAGGTTCCATTACATGCGATTGGTTCGAATGCTTTTCAGGAAGCACCTGCTATAGAACTAAGTAAACATGTCACTAAATATAGTGAACAAATAAAAAGTATTATGGATATTGAAAAGGTATTAAATAAAGCATTTGAAGTTGCTTACAGTGATAAAATGGGGGCTGTTCATATTGATATTCCGAAATGTGTAGCATCAAGTAGTATGCTAAAGTCAGATTATAACACATTAATAGTAAATAATATAGAAAACAATAGTTATAATTTTCCAGATTTTTTTAAAGAGAATAATAATTATCAGGCATGTTTTTCGAGAACATTAAAAGCTATAAATAATTCTAAAACACCTATAATATATTTAGGACAAGGTTGTGTAGATAGTTACGAACTTTTACGCGAATTTGCTATAAAAGCAAATATTCCGGTAACATCAACGATTCACGGATGTGGAATATTTGATGAGGGACATGAGTTATCGTTGCAATGGTGTGGAATGCATGGTAATGCAACAGCAAATTATAGTTTGCAGGAAGCAGATTGTATTATTGCTCTTGGTTCACGATTTGATGATAGAACGACTGGATTAATTGAAACATATGCTCCTAAGGCATTTGAGGCATATGAAAGGGGGGGGGGTGGTATCATTCATGTTAACATTGAACAATCCGAGATAAAAAAGGTAATTAATAGTCATTATAATTTTAATATGAGTTGTGAAAAATGGTTATCTAAGGCTATACAACATATTGAATGGAGAGACCGAGACCTATGGCTAAAGAAAATACACGGTCTTAAAAAGAAGCATACATTTAATTATACAGAAGAACCTAATAAATTATTTATGGAAAATGTATTAGTTAAATTGTATGAAAAAACGAAGAAATTCGAAGATAAAGTAATATTTACAACTGGTGTAGGTAATCATCAAATGCAAACATATCAATATATAAAATCACATTATCCTAAAAAAATATTATCTTCGGGGTCATTAGGTGTGATGGGTGCTGGATTACCGTATGGAATTGGTGCTAAAATAGCGAATCCGGATAAAATGGTTATTGTTGTAGATGGCGATTCTAGTTTTAATATGACATGCACTGATATGAAAACAATTGTAGAAAATGATATCCCTGTAAAAATCGCAATCATGAATAATAACGCCCAAATGATGGTTACAATTTGGGAAAAATTATTTTTCGATGAGCGATATACAGCTACAATTAATGAACGAAATCCCGATTTTACTATGTTGGCAGAAAGTTATGGCATAAAAGCAATAAGTTGTGATAGTATAGAGGAATTGGATAAAACATTAGAGGAATTTATTAATTACCCTAAGGCGATTTTATGCGAATTTAAAATTGAACGTGGGATATGTTTGCCATTAGTTGGACCTGGTAAAGCATTAGATGATATGATTTTACCCGAAGATTATAATGATACTACTAAAATAGATAAAGGAATGGCTCCGTCATAGTGAATTAACCATTAAATTATTTTTTTAATGTATTGGGTCTTAAATAGAATATCTGGCCAAACATTCGTAACACAGAAATTATAATTAGAATATTTATGATGAATATTATGATGATCATTTAATTTGGGTGGTAATATATTAGGATATATATGAATTAGTGTATGAACAATATAATACTTTGAGAAGAATAAGGCACCTATAAAAAACGTGTTATATAAGCATAATATAATAGGAAATATAGGCCATAATTCAATTCTATATTTTTTTATTTTATCTATTTTATAATTTGTAATTATAGCATGATGATTATTATGCATTTTATTATTAAAAACATGTAAGCCGTAATGAAACCCCCATTCTAATATAGGAAATATAAAGAAAAATGTAAACCAATATTCTAAATATAATTCCATCCTATTGTTAATACTTAAATTAGTCTTAAATAAACTTTTTAAAAAAACTTTTTTATTTTCTATTTTTCCGTGAGCGTTTTGATTTTTTTAACCGCTTCAATTTACGACGGTTGGACCTTTTTCGTTTACTTTTACTTTTACTTTTTCTGGCACCACCACCCATAGTGACATTTCCTCCTCCTCCTGCTCCTGGTGCTCCTGCTCCTGCTGCTGCTCCTCCATTTGCTCCTGCTCCTGCTGGTCCTGGTGCTGCTCCTGCTGGTCCTGGTGCTGCTCCTGCTCCTCCATTTGCTCCTGCTCCTGCTCCTCCTGGTGCTCCTCCTGCTCCTCCTGGTCCTGCTCCTGGTCCTGGTCCTCCATTTGCTCCTGGTCCTGGTCCTGGTCCTCCATTTGCTCCTGGTGAACTAACTAATGATTTTAATTGACCTAAAATTCCTGGTTTATTATTGCTAGTATTGCTTGATTTGCTTGATTTTTTTTCACAAGATGTTTTACACTCCTCAACAGTTTTAGAACTTCCAATACCCATATACTAATATAATATATTTTAATTTATTTGAAATAGTTTTTCGAATGAGTAAATATCTCTCAAAATTAATTCATTAATAAATTAATATTATTTATTGTAGTTTTATATCCTATGATTGTTTATACGCAATAGACACTTAAACCAAATAAACATAAATTAAATCATGTTTGATTAACATTTGGATTGACTATAATAGGTGGTATTATGTCATCGCAATCGAATATTCCTAATAATAAATTGGCAATAAACATAGTTATTCCAAACATCGAAAATCCTATACCAATATTAGATAGACCCATAATCATAAGAGATAATAGTAATTGTGAATATGATCTCCCGTAATGGATAACCCTCAGATCTGTCTTCGAATATGAGACGATTTCAGCATAAATTATTAACGGCACATTTGTAACAACAATTGTTGAAACGAGAAATTTACATAAATCAAAGGTTTCACTAACTTCTATGAATCCAGTTATAGATGAAATTATAAATCCACCATAACTTATAAAAGTTAAATATTTAATTATATCAATTATTCCAAACATTATTACTATTAATACTATTAATACTATTATCTATAAATTAGTTTATAAATAAGATAATTATTTAAAGAAATAAATTATTTTATCTTATAATGAAACACTATTTATTAAAGGCATTAGCAAAGAAATCAAAATTTTTAAATACTAAATCGGACACCGGGTTAGAGTTGAATGATAGTGATAATAGTTATAGTGATGATTCGGATGGTTCGATAAGTTCCGACGATGAATTTGAAGTGTCACAAGATATAGTATATAAATGGTATAATAATAGATATTTGGCTATAAAATATCTAGGAAAAGGTACATTTTGTAGGACATGGTTAATGTATGATATAATTGAATTTAGATTTGTTGCGATGAAAATGTTTTTCCCTAAATATACAGAAGACTCAAAAAACGAATTAAACATAAATAAATTATTAAAAACGAATGAATATATTGTTAAGCTTTTAGATAATTTTGTAGAAAATGATAGTAATTGTTTAATTTATGAATTAATGGGAATAACTTTATTAGATGTATTGACTATATATGATGATAAAATACCCTTTAATGTTTTAAAAAAACTATTGATTCAGGTATTTAAAGGTATAGATGAATTACATAGTCAAAATATTATTCACTGTGATCTTAAACCAGAGAATATAATGATTAAGCAACTTGATGTAGATATTAAAGGTATCATTGATATTATAACTAAATTAGATATAAAAACGGTTTATGAAAAAATGATATGCGATAATTTACCAACTGGGTATGCTGACTTTGATAAAAATAAAAAGAAAAATGTTAAACGTAAATATAAGAAGAAATGTATGAATTTATTAATAGATATATTTAAAACTAATGTAGAATCATACATTGATGAAGAGTGTGAATTAATAGTGGATGAATCCGATTTACAATGTAAAATTATAGATTTGGGGAATAGTGAAATAAATGGTTCTAATAATGATGATGAAATTATGATGCGAGGGTATAGACCCCCTGAAAATATTATGAATTCTTTTTACGATGAAAAAGCCGATATATGGAGCATGGGTTGTATAGTGTATGAATTAATTACGGGTGACAATTTATTTGAGATTGATAGAGAGTTGAATAATAATGAAAAAGACTGTGATCATTTGTATCAAATGTTCACTATTTTAGGTAAAATCCCAAAGGAGGACGCATTACAATGTGAATTTAGTGATGAATTATTTGATGAACATGGGATGGTTCTAAATAGAAAGAATTATGAATATACGAGTATTGAAGAAATTTTAATTAAGAAATATGATTATTCGGAAAATGATTCTAAAGAAATTTCCGTATTTTTAAGGAAATTATTTGATTATAATATTAAAACGCGCTATTCTGCAAAGAAACTTATTAATGATGAATGGCTAATTAATAATTAATTAATTAATAAGGTTAAATATTAAAAAAAAAAAGTTTTTAATTTTTATAAAATGTCAACAAGTGAAAGTACTAATAATAAGATTTCTATGCCGTGTGCCGAAACATTATCCCAAGCTGCTAAGTTATCAATTAAGGTATCTAAACCAATTTGCTTTTATTTCTATATTGATTCATGTAAAAACAATTCGTCAATTGTAACCGCCGACGGAGAAAAAATAATTTACAAAAATAATGAAGAACATACATCTCCGATTAAAAATACTTATAAAGTTGGAAATGAGTTTTTGGTTGTTACCGAAAATACAATTTATGTTATTTCGGCAAATACCCGAGTTGGTAAATAATTTAATGTTTCTATCTATTGTTAATTATTATTTTATCTTTATTAAAGTATTTAGTATAATAAAATATACAACTTTTCTCATATCAGATACATTTGAAATAAAATAAAATGAATAAATTTTATAGTTTTATATTAATATTTATTACACGATAATATGTAATTTTATTTAATTGTTTTAATTTCTTTAGCACCCATTGAAATTAATTCATTAAAATACTTTGCCTTAAAAAACCACCCCTTTAGTTTAACGACCCAGAAACCAGTCATTAAAGATTCATCACCGTATCTACTATCATTTTCTGATGTATAAAGCATGTATCCACGTCCATATTTAATAATAGTCATACCAGATAGTTCCGAATGTGTTTTTTCTTCGACGTCTTTGGTTTCGTTATTTTCTAACATCATCCCATCTGATACATCTTTTAAAAACAATTCATGTATATCAGCATTGAAAAACCAGCCAGTGTTGACTTGACTATATTTAATAATATCATCCATATTAAATGTATTCATATCAAATGTATTCATATAATCATCACCTGTACGACTTGTATCAGCCATAAATGAACCATTCTCAACTAACCAATTCTTATAGTCAGTTTTCTCAAAGAACCATCCCTTTTGTTTAGCAAACCACACCCCACCTCGTAAATATTTTAATCCATAAAATTCGGAATCTTTATGTGGTTTAATAAAATATCCTTTTACATTATCATTCGATATTGACATTAAACTAATATCACATCTATAAATACATTCCGAATTATATTTCAGGTGACCATTTACACCATTTTTAACACCCCTTTCAACTAGCCAACGATACTTGTCAGCTGTGAAAAACCACCCTCTTTGTTCAGGCAGCCACACCCCCCCATTGAAATATTCTTGACCAAAGTATTTAGAATCTTTTCCAGGTTCAACAACATACCCATTAGTACACTCAGTATCATAATCCCACAAAATCATAGAACTTAAATCGGCTTCTTCTTCGGCTTCTTCTTCGGCTTCTTCTTCTTCGGCTTCTTCTTCTTCTTCAGTCGCTTCTTCGACTTCTTCTTCGACATCTTCTTCGGCTTCTTCTGGATCATAAATCTTAATACAATAAGTCTTAAAAATATAAATTGAACTTGAATCGTCGCAATATTTGCGAGCATAAGATTTAGCTTTAAATTTAGAATCAAAATAGGATGTATACACCATTCCATTATCTTTTAATTCATTAAGAGTGAAACAGACTGTCTTGGATGTCTCATCCATAGAAGAATGCATTGTTTCAAAGATAGATGTATTTTTAGTCATTGTTGGTTATATTGACAGTAATATATTTATATTTATAAATCAATTTTGTTGAATATTAAATAATTTATGATTCTAAATTCTTATAGATATAAATAATAAAAAATAATTGGAAATAAACTATAATAATACTAATTTAGAAGTTAATTAAACCATTAGATTTCAAAATGTTTCTTCATAAACTTTTGTTTATCGCCCTTTTTAAAGAACCACCCATTCTGTGCTAACATCCACCACCCACCTTCAAAATAGTCATTTTCTGTGTGTATATAATTTTTATCGGCCTTAAGAATCCACCCCTTTCCATACTTAATAAATGTCGGAACCACTTTGTTATCACTAGTTATAAATTCACTGTCATCATGAACATATTCAAAACTATCATTTGTAATACTCGAACACAATTCCGTAGTGCAATCTTCTTGTACCGGTTGACCTGGTTCAGATTTAATAAACTTAGCACCCATCGCAATTAGTTCATCAAAATACTTCGTCTTAAAAAACCACCCCATCTCGTTAGTATTCCAAAAGCCTGTCATAAAATATTTTTTACCATATCGACTATCACTTTCTGATGTATGAAGAATATATCCTTTACCATATTCGGCCAAGCTCATATCGGACAGATCTAAATCATATTCAGATAATACAGCAGTCTTAGCAGTCTTAGCAGTCTTAGCAGTCTTAGCAGTCTTAGCAGTCTTAGCAGTCTTAGCAGTCTTAGCAGTCTTAGCAGTCTTAGCAGTATTCGCAGTATTCGCTCCATTTTCAATTAGCCAATCATATTCACTTGCCTTGAAAAACCACCCATTTTGTTTAGGCATCCACCATCCTGTATGGAAATACTTTTCACCAAATAATTCATACTCGTTTGGAGGTTCAAGAATATATCCTTTACCATACGACCACAAAGTCATCGAACTAAAATCTGTATATGCTTCATCGGCTTCATCGGCTTCATCGGCTTCATCGGCTTCTACATCTTCTTCGGCTTCATCGGCTTCATCGGCTTCATCGGCTTCATCGGCTTCATCGGCTTCATCGGCTTCATCGACACTAATAACAGCACCATTATCAATTAGCCATTGATAATGATCATTCTTAAAGAACCACCCATCCTGAGAGTTAATCCACCAACCATCGTGGAAATATTTATTTCCAAAATAGTCACTATCTTCTGGTGGATTTAACATATATCCACTACCATATTTCATAACAGTCATATTGGTAAAGTCATATTCAGGTGAATAATCTACATCTACATCTACTTCACTTTCAATTACCGGATCATAAATCTTAATACAGTATGTTTTATAAATATAAATAGCACTATCATTATCACAATATTTTCGTGCATAAGATTTGGCTTTATCTTTAGTGTCAAAATATGATGTAAACATCATTCCATTCGATTTTAATTCTTGAAGAGAGAAAGTAGATGTCTTTGCGGAATCATCCATGTAAGAACGCATTTGTGTAATTTGATTAGTCATGTTGTTGTGTGTATAATAATACAATATGGCTTTAAATTTAAATCAATTTTGTTGAATATTAATAAAACTTAAATAAATATTTTAATTAGATAAATTAATTTAATTTATTAACCATTCGGGTTATTAAATACACCAAAATAAGCAGTCCTACTACATAATATATATAGTATTTATGGTTTCCATTTTGGAATTTAATTGATCTATTAATATAAAACTTAGCAACATCATTTAATGCGAGTGATAACACAACCATTAAGACATAGTTTAAATTTGTAGCAAGTATTTTATAGGAAGTATTATCAGATACTTCATTTAAATTATTTTCAATACTATTTATTGCTTGGGCTAAATTAATGTTTTCCATACTATTTAAACTATTAGGATTGTTCACTTGATTATTCATAACCGGATTGTTCATTTGATTATTCATAGCCGGGTTGTTCATTTGATTATTCATAACCGGGTTGTTCATTTGATTATTCATAACCGGGTTGTTCATTTGATTATTCATAGAAGTTAAATTTAATTTATTATGTTGATTATTATTCATATGTATATTATTATTATTTATTTTATTTTGAGTAATAGCTTCTAATTCTATTCTTGGAATTTGTTTAGGATTTGGATTGTTATTTTGTTGTCTTTCAAACACAATTGGTTTAGTCAATGGTTTACTATCAATTATATTACTATTACTATTATTAAAACTATTACTATTATTAAAACTATTATTAAAATTCATTTCTTGGTCTCCATTTAATAGGGGTGAGTTATTTATAACAGAAAAATAATCATCATCACACCCACAATCTTCATCAATTAATTTCATATACTTTAATCACAGAAATTAATTATACCGTAATTCTGAGTTAAATGGTGTTTTTTACAAAATGTATTAATTGTTTGTTTATTACTACATTGTATTTTTCCATAATTCAATTTCCATACATAGGCGTTACATTTATTCTTATCAGGTTTTAAATTACGTATTAGTGGTTTAGGTTTTTTTCTTTCTAAAATATCATTTTCATATGTTTGATAATCTATATCCAACTGGTTAATTTCATGAAAATCTTTTAAAATGCGTCTTTTATAATCATCTAATAAATTATCTAATTTATTTAATGTATAAATTGAAATGTAAAAATCCATAATAATTATGTTCTCTTTGTGTTTTATGAATCAATTTTTAAAATAATATATTTTATATATTTAATGATGCGGAAAAAATCATATAAATATAAAGGAGTTAAAAGAAAATCGCACACATTAAAAACTGTTAATAGGAAATATAAAAAATCTAAAAGACTTCATAGGAAATATAAAAAATCTAAAAGACTTCATAGGAAATATAAAAAATCTAAAAGACTTCATAGGAAATATAAAAAATCTAAAAGACTTAGGGGTGGGACTGTGACGGGGACCCCAATTGTGTCTCAACTTGCCGCAGACCTGTCCACAGTTGCATCAACATTGATGGCTGCTGCGGCTAAGGAATTGAACCAAAACTCAGGAGTGACAGCATTATCAGAACCAGGAGCAGCAGCACCAGCATTATCAGAACCAGCATTAGCAGCAGGAGCAGGAGCAGCAGGAGCAGGAGCAGCACCAGCAGTAGCAGCACCAGTAGCAGCAGCACCAGCAGTAGAAGCAGCACCACAACCTCTAACTGAAGCAGAGATGAAAACGGTTGGTGATGAGTTCACACAAAACTTTGCTGAATTTGATGGATTAGAGGTAACATCTATTCCTGATATTCTCAACCCAGAGGATTTGTGTAATAATAGCCCATTTAAGGCTTTAGCACAAAAAATATCAAATAAAGGTTGGGTTAAAAATGGTTTAAAACTTGGTCAATGGTTAGCTAAAAAAAAACTTGGTAATCAGTTTGTAGAAGGTCAAAGAGCCAAATATATAAAGTGTATCCCATTTAATTTAAAGACGGATGATGAACAACAAACTGATATAACTGAAATACTTACACAATTAAATTCGCCCGAAGTAACCAACGACGAATCTAAAGGTCTAACGGACAGATTAAAAATTATTAAAAAATACTATGAAAACCCTAATACGAACGAAATCAACGAAAACCTGTCTAAAACTATTGATAAGTTTATTTATGACAATCCGAATGTAAACATTTTACAACAAAATTTACAAGAAGGAAATACAGAATGGTCTTGGGGTGCCTTATTTGATAAAATAAAAGGTGTTTTTAAACCGGTCGAGCAAGGCACCGGCGACGAGAAACAGCAAGGCACCGGCGGCGAGCAACAGCAAGCCGCAGCAAACTTAGATCCAGTAGAACCAGCAGCAAACCCAGAACCAGTAGCAGCAAACCCAGAACCAGTAGCAGCAAACCCAGAACCAGTAGCAGCAAAGCCAGCATCAACAGAGGCATTAACAGAGGCATCAACAGAGGCATCAGCAAACCCAGAATCAGTAGCATCAACAGAAACAGTAGCAGAAGCAGAAGCAAACCCAGAACCAGTAGCAGCAGCAAACTCAACTCCAGTAGAACCAGAGGCACCAGAACCAGAGGCACCAGAACCAGTAGCACCAGAACCAGCAAACACAACAGCACCAGCACCAGAACCAGCACCAGCACCATAACAATAAAACTAATTAGCAGCAGCAAACTTAGCAGTCTATTAAGATCCAGAGGAGCGGTCAATAATTAATCGTAATTTAGTATAACATAATATATGTCCAATTTTTTATCTTTTATGTGTGGTGGTATAGTTGGAGCCTATATAGCACAAAATTACGATATAATAAATATAAAAGATTCATCTAAAATAATAAGTGACTATTTAAAAAAAATAGAAACAGATAATAAGAAACCTAAGGATTAACACGAGGATTAAGATTCTTGAATAAGTTCTATTAGTCTCATTTTAACTAATGTGCTATCGGGAATATATTTAAAAATCAGAACGGTATCTTTTATAGTCGAATAATAAACACCATTTACTATAGTTATGTAATTGTGTGTATTACATACGTATTTAACTCTTGATGATACTTTAATATCGTAAAAATGTTTTTTACTTAAATATCGAATTTTATCACCCGATTTTAAAACCGAAATATCTTCTAAATATTCATAATTATCTAATATGTCATTAGATTCTTTAAGATTTTCGATATTTTTTTCATATTTCAAGAATTTACTATAAAAATTATTAATAATAGATTCACGCCTTTCTTTAATAACATTTAAGGGAACGACTTCTTCGTGTGTTATAGATTCCAGTATTTTATTTATTTCATTTTCGTAGCCCATTTCAATATATAAAGATTTAAAAAATCTTTTAAGCAAAGATTTAAAAAACCTTTTTAAGAAAAAGGTTGACCAAAAAAAACCTTTTTAGGAAAAAGGTTGACCAAAAAAAACCTTTTTAGGAAAAAGGTTGACCAAAAAAAACCTTTTTAAGAAAAAGGTTGACCAAAAAAAACCTAAACTTTTTTAAAAAGTTTAGTTTATTTTTGCTTTACTTTTTTTTAAAGTTTATTTTTGTTAAACTTTAAAAAAGTTTAAATCATAATGACCGATTTAAATTTTGAATTAATTAAAGAAATTTTTTCAATCATAAAATACAATATTAGTTCGTATGAAGAGTTAAAAAATTTAACATTAAGTAATAGTTATTTGAGAACCAACGAATTTAATGAAAAGATGGTTGAAATGATACCTAAATTAAAAAAAAAATATAAATCACATACGTTAACATGTTTGCATAAAAATTCTTTAGAAAAGCAGCGATTTCCAACAATTAATATGATTCGGCAAATATTAAAATGTAATGATTTAAAAATGCAACCCTATATCGTGTGTAAAGGTTATGATCCAATAACAAAACACAAAATATTAGAAAGATATTTTATTATAAAAGAAATAGATTAATGCGTATATGATAGATTATATTTTTCTCACATACCTTTAAAAATGGATGAAGGTAATTTGGCTATTTTAGTGGATGCTAAAACTGAATATACAAATCAATTAGTTAACATTATAAGTCCTAATATATTTGTTGGTATTAAGAATATTTATAATGAATGTAAGAAATTATACACTGGGAGTGATGTATTGTATGAATTTCAGCTTCATTTAAGTGAAATTCCCAAATGGAATCAAGAAGTTATTAATACAGAATATGAAACATTAATAAAAGTATCTAAATGTGATTGGTTAGAAGATTTGCTCACTGCTGTATTTGTTAGTCATACACGGATATTAACATCTATTAATTTTAATAAAAATAAAAATAAAATAAATCTTAAAATACCTAAGGTAGACCATTTTATTCATTTGTGTTATATAGAAGTTGCTAGAAATTTCTGGAAAAATCCATATTTATTTGATGACACTATATCTAAATTTGAATATCAACGAAACCGTCGTGATGCTGAAAGAATTATAGAGAACACAATTAATGAAACGATACGAAAACAATTACCAGTTAAACATATATTAAAAGAATATTTGGGTAGTGAATTTAAAGAAAGTGTAAATAATGAAATTGATAATACAGATAATACAGATGATATAGAACATGAAAATTTGCGAAAAATGGTTAAAGCCGAAATTGAAAATTGTTCCAAAGAAAAATTAGACAAATTAAATATTAATTCTTTTGACGACGACTCAATCGATTCTAAAAATACATTGACAGAATCGATATCTATTGTGGAACCTGACCCAGTTAACGCCGAAACAGTTAACACCGAGCCAGTTAAAGCCGACCCAGTTAACACCGAGCCAGTTAAAGCCGAGCCAGTTAACGCCGACCTAGTTAACGCCGACCCAGTTAAAGCCGACCTAGTTAACGCCGACCCAGTTAACACATGTCCAGTTTTAAGTGATGAAGAAATTGAAGTCGAAAATGTTATAAATAAAGAAGTAAATAGTTTAAAATTAGATTCATTAGATGATAATGAATTAAAAATAGAAGATTTGAATTTAAATATAGACGATGATTTATCCAATTTAGAGGAAGTGTATATAACTAATCAAAACACTGAATCTCCTAATATAGTTGAATTAGAAGAAACAATACTGGATGTTGACCCTATTATACAAAAAGTTGAACCTATTATTCCTGAAAATAATGAAAGTAAAATTAAAACAGTTTATATAGATACGAATGAAAAGAAACGAAAAAGTTCATTTAATGAAACCGATATTGAAATAAACTATAATGATAGTGAAGATGACAGTTATAAATCGAGAAAATATTCTAAAAAGGATTTTAATTTTTTTGAATAAATAAATAAGTAAGTATAAATTATTAAATAATTTTATTAAAAATAATATATGGCTATAAGTGAATATGTTAATAAAGTTTTAGATAATAATTATTTATTATCATTAGTTGTTGCTATAATATGTACTATAATATTCTATCTTGAAAATAGAAGGTCTAAACATAAATATGAAAATGTATCCTATTTAAAACTATGTGGAATAATTACACTAGCAATCATCGGTGTTTTATTTGTAAAGAATAAAAAATTTCCATCGACAGTAGATGCATCATCGGGAACATCGAATATAGATACAAGTGTTAAATTAGAAATGGGAGAACCTAATTTTTAAAAATATTTTTTATTATTATATGATAAATAAAGATATAGTTTATATTGTATGTTTTCTATTAATTGTTATAAATAGTTTAATTTATAACAATGATATACCTGAATTTTTAGAATCTAATATATTTAAATTAATATTATTGGTATTAACAGTTATAATGGCAAATAAAAATATTTATATAGGATTCTTTTTAGGTATCACATTCTTATCACTGAATCAATAATTATATATATATTCATTTTTAATACTATCTTTTTCTACAATAAATTCCTTAAATATTATTTTATTTATTTGATTTTTCGGCACAGCCGATTTAACATTTTTAGCAATGATCTTATATAAATTAAAATCATCTTCTAATTCCATTAAGAAATTACCGTATTTATCACTACACCATAGTTTTAATAGTCTATATATATCACTATCTTCTTCAAAATGTTCTATTATTGTAGTAGCTAGTCGAGATAAATCAAAACTTTTGTTGGGTTTTATTTTACATTTATCTAAATTATTAAGATATGGATAATTGTATTGACCCTCAGCTTCCCCGTCTTTTTTAAATACATCACTAAAAAATAATTTATTTTTGTATTGAAATGTAGCACGTCCGAAATCTATAATTTTTGTTATTTTTCCAAATGTTGGAATTTTAAAACAGGTTCCTTTAAAATTGTAGTATAAATATTCGATTTCGGTTTCTTTAAACATTATGTTACTCGAATGTAAATCATTATGAACAAAATCGTATTGTTTTTGCGCAACTGCTAATCCAAAACATACTTGAAATAATATAGATTTCCATTCTATTTCGGGAATATTATTATCTAATTTTTCAATATAATTATCGAGTGTTCCATCCAACATTTCGATACAATTTATTTGAACTGGATAATCTTTTATACAGCAATAGTTTATTTCATATATATCACAACTTGATAATGATAAATCAGAATCCGAATTTAATGATATACTATCTAAATTACACACATTAATAGATATATCACTATTACATGAACTAGAATTGTCACCATCATCTAATTCATCTAATCCATCCAATCCATCCAATTCATCCAATCCATCCAATTCATTCAATTCAGCGACACCATCGACCCCATCATCCAATCCATCTAATTCAGCGACCCCACCATCTAATTCAGCCAATTCATCGCCATCATCTAATTCAGCCAATTCATCGCCTTCATCCAATTCATCTAATTCAGCCAATTCATCGCCACCATCTAATTCAGCCAATTCATCGCCTTCATCCAATTCAGCCAATTCATCGCCACCATCTAATCCATCTAATTCATCCAATTCAGCGCCACCATCCAATTCATCGCCATCATCTAATTCATTTAATTCATCGTCATCATCTAATATATCATTAATATCTTGACACTCGTTCTCCATATTTATTTTTTTATGCGAATTATTTTCAGGACGGTCTAAATCTACATTATGGATTGTAAATTTATCATTGTTATATTTTTTATACCAAGATGTTCGTTTTATAGAGCTATATTCGTCAGATACATCATACATAAATTCATCGGCGACACCTGTAAATGTTCCAAAAAATAATGGAAATGTGGGGCATTTACCACCTTCGGTTAGTTTACTCCCTAAATAAGAGAAAAAAGAATCAATATAGGCACTATTATTATAATTATTTATTTTTTTACTCGTAAGACTTGCATGAATATTAGGAAGCCTATTATTATTATCTAAATTATATTCATTCATCATTGATTGGGATATGTTAATTAATGGTAGGATTTTCACAAACATATTTCGTTCTATTGTTTCATTATTAGTTTGATTTAATATAGAGGCTCTAAAAAAATGTTTAATATAACTATCCATTTTGGTTTGGTTTATGGGTTCTAATATAGATTTAACTAAAAAATTTGAATTTAATATAAAACTTGTATCTGAATCATTATAGAATTTAAAAAATAATGATAATATAGGAAAATAGGTTTGAATATTGTTTATTTTCATATGTTCTTTAAAATCATCATGAATCTTATTTAATATATCGTTGTGAATTTTAATACATTTAGTGTGAGATGTCATTATAGAATTAAATAATTAACAATCTTTAATATATTTTTGCGTATAGTTATAACTAAAAAAAAATAATTATTATATTAATGAATTTAGCATTAAAAAAATTTAATATCGAAGATATAAAATCGGATAAGGTATGTGTATTTATTGGAAAACGAGAAACGGGTAAAAGTTTTTTAGTTAAAGATTTACTATACCATCATCGAAAAATTCCGATTGGCACTGTTATTTCGGGGACTGAGGCCGCGAATTCATTTTATGGAAATATCGTTCCTAATTTATTTATTCATGAAGCATATACACCTGACATAATTAATAATACTCTAAAAAGACAGAAAATGGTGATTAAAAAAATTATGAAGGAACAAACAAATTATGGAAAAACTAATATTGACCCGAATGCGTTTCTCATTTTGGATGACTGTTTGTATGACCAAACATGGATCAGAGACCCTAATATTAGAACGTTATTTATGAATGGTAGGCATTATAAAATTTTATTTATTATAACAATGCAATATGCGCTTGGGATCCCCCCAAGTTTAAGAACAAATATAGACTATGTTTTTATACTTAGAGAAAATTATGTTTCTAATAGAAAAAGATTGTATGAACATTATGCTGGTATGTTCCCTACATTAGAAATATTTTGTCAGGTGATGGACCAATGTACCGAAGATTATCATTGTCTAGTTATAAATAATAATGCTAAAAGTAATAAATTAGAAGACCAGGTATTTTGGTATAAAGCCGATGAACACGCCGATTTTAAAATAGGTGCTGAGGAATTTTGGCAACACCATAATTCTAATTTTAATGATGGGTATGATTTAGAAGATGAAGATTGTGCCGATTTTATAGCTCCAAAAAAACGGGGACCTACAATTAATGTCAAAAAAACTAATTATTAAATTTATTTTATGTATATAATGTATATAATGACTAAAAGTAAAGTTTATGGTTCGTATAAAGATGGTTCTGATATTAATAAAGATAAAAAAGGTTTTTACATTACAACATGGAATACTAAAACTGATACAATGAGTAAAAAATATTATAAAAATTTAAAAAAATATGTTACATCAACCTTATCTAAAAAAAAGAAAGTAAAGAAATCTAAAAAGAAATTAAATTAAGTTAGTATTATTTCTTACATCATTGGCATTAAACATATAACTAAATTGTTCGTCTAAATTATTAGATTCTAATTGGTCGTACACATTTCTTGGAACAAATCTATATTCAACTTCTGTTTTTATTTCTTTAGATTTAAAGTATAATTCTAAATAGCCTGATACTAATAATATTATACCAACTAATAATACAAATAATATGATTATCTTCATATATAATAAGTAGATTAAAATTCCGTAAATATTTTCTTTTCTTTTATTATATTATAAATGCGTCGTAATATTAAAAGTAAAAAACTAAATAGTAAACGTTTTTCTGGTGGTTCAGTTTCATGGCAGCAACGGCAACAACAGCAACAGCAACAGCAACAGCAACACATATCGGCTGTGCGAAGTGTGAGTGCTGGACAGCAACGACAGCACCTAGAACAACAACAACAACAACAGGAGAATCATCTAGAGATGATGGATATTCTAAAAAAGATAGAACACAATACTAGTAATAGATATAAATCAAGTAAAGTGGTTCCAGAAATACCGAATAAATCATTTAAGTCTTCTAAGCCTAAGAGATCATTATCTAGTTCAAAGTTGCAACCTAAGAAATCAAAGCCTTCGTCAAAGCCAAAGAGAGCATTATCTAATTCATCAAAGAATTCGTTAAAGAATTCATCAAAGAGTTTGACAATGCCTATCCCTCCCTATAAACCGTTTCAAAGAAGATTTAATGTATCTACAATTCCACCCTTTAGACCTAAGAAGACTGAACCTGAATCTGAATCTAACTCTGAAGAGGACCTCGAGGTTGAAGAAGTAGTGATTGATGGTAAAACCTACTATAAAACCGAAGATGGAACCCTTTACGATCCAGACACTCAAGAATTAGTTGGAAAAAATGGAAAATTATTTAAATAAGTAGATTAAAATTCCGTAAAATAGCGTTGAAGTGAATTGTGTTTAGGTTCATCTTTGGGGTCAAGACCTGATATTTTAGGAACATACTTAATATTAAGAGATGATTTTTCAAAAGTATCTCTAAAATTAGTTTCTAATTTACCATATGTGAATTGATTATCAATCGATTCAGGTAATAGTAAATACTTTATATCGGTTTCTATTTTATCGGTATAAAATCTGTTATATGAATAATTATAAGTTATCCATATAATTAGTAAAAAAAAAAGTAAGATAAATATTGATTTCATATAATTATTAAATAGTTTTTATTTTTGATTCAACAGTAGTTACACTATAACTCTAATGTTTAAATCCGCATGTTAGTTCGCGCGTTTCCACTCAGATTCCCAAACCTTCGCGGAGACCCGATAACTTTTGGCACAACCTTAGATGCCTTGATCCGTGTATCCCCATGGATGATATTTTTAGATTTCATTGATACTGGAATAGTATCTTTAACCATTTTTGACTGATTCTCCAATTGGCTAATAACACTCATGATTGCAATCATATTAAGTGTGTTAGTGTTAGTCATTATGATGGTGATTGTAATATATCTGTTACAGATATTTTGAAATCAATTTTATTTATATCATCAAAATATTTATAACTATACTAAACTATAGAATTTTATGAATATCTTCGGCAACAGCTTCGGCCGAAGATTCAGCAACAGCTTCGGCCGAAGATTCAGCAACAGCTTCGGCAACAGCTTCGGCCGAAGATTCAGCTTCCTTAGATGAATTGAATTTACTGTTCATCCATGGATCGGGTTCATCCAATAAGTCTTCAATTTTACTTCCTGATTCGGCAGCTAATCGGTCCCGTTCAGCATCCTTAAGTTTTTCTCGTTTTTGGTCTTCGTAGAATATATCTCGATTAATTTCATTCTTTTTATATTCCTGCATAAGTGTATTTAATTCGCCTTCAAGATATTCTTCATCCTGAACTTGGTCAGCGTTGGGGTCCCACGGCAACCAATACCCAACTTGTCCAACAAACACATGAAATGAACGGTCGGTTCGTTGTAAAGCTTTGGCTCTTTTTTCGGCTTGGTCATAACTATCATAACACCCCCTAACTTTTACACCTCTAACACTTGTTTTTTTATCTGAAACTTTATCAAAGGCTGTATTAAGTTCATCGCTGTATTTATATCTAAAGTCATCATATTTACTCTTAAATTCAGTATAAGTGTATTTCATTTCAAGGCGAAGCTTTTCAACAATATCTCGCTCAATTTTATTTTTAAGTTCGTCCGAACATTTCTTAATAACTTCAGATACGGCATTTTCTAATTCGCCACATCGTTGATTCATATATTTATTAAAAAGAAAAAGTTCCTTTTGTTTCATAATTTCATCAGGCGAAACAAATGAAATACAAGCGTAGTTTTGTCCTGGTAGAGGTTTGTCAACATCTAAATAATCTACTTTTTCCATTTTGTTATAGTTTTATTAATTTTATAAAACTTTAAATAGTTTAATTAAAAATATTGTAATATATTAATGACAAATATTAGAGAAGTTTTAAGACGATTAGTTAAGTATTTAATATTAGTTTTAATAGTAGCATTTGCTTGCTTCACATTAATTAAAAATAAATTAAGCAATTACGAAATAATGTTAATCTCACTAACTGCTGGTATGGTTTATAATATATTAGATTTAGTATCACCGTCAATAAATCTAAAAATAGATAAGAACTGTGGTGCTTAGAAGGATTATAGTTTTTGTGATAATTTAACGTTTGAACATCTAAACAAATTAATGAAACAAATCATCTAGATTTTCTTCATTAATTGGTTCGATAGTTTCATCGGTTAACTCTTTTTTTTTGTTTTTCTTTATAAAAAATATTTTTTTACGTGTGTCTTTGTCAACAAATGGACGAATAATAGCATATATAGATTTAACCATAATATTAGCATTTTTTACATAAATAATATTTAAATTATCTGGATATTTGTCTTGACAATATTGAATCATAAGTTTTATAAAATCAAAATCTAATTCTTTAAGTTTATAATCTTTTAAATCTACGTATGCTTCTAATGTAATAATATTAAGATGTTTTTTTCGCAATTCGATATTTTTATCTATTACAAAGAATATATATTTAATTATATTTTCATAATTTTTTGTTTTTTTAAAATATGTAATGGCTACATTTAAACATAATTTTTTATCAATATATATAAATTTTTCTTTATCGTCATCCATTATTTATTTTATAATAAAATAAAAATAAATTATATACTCGGTATAAACTCCCATCTAAGTTCTTCGCATATTTTTTTCCATATTACATCCTGTTGATGTAATTTTTCACGACTCTTTAGAAGAACGAAGCATGATATAAATTCGTCTAACTCTAATAGTTGGACGAATTTATGTAAAATATATGAATACGATAAAAAATTCTTACGTTCGCTTGGACAATGGGATTGAAATGGTATTTGAATTTCCTTAAACATCCGCCGTAATTCTTCTTCGGTTTTCCGCGTCATTATCGGTGGGGGTATTCCATTTAATTTATTTATGATATGTGGGATATGTTCATAATATTTATTTTTCTTTAACTTCTTAAGTATTTCTCTAAGTTTTTTTTGTGTTAAATTATTTACATTAAGAATTCGTTCTTTTTTCAATTCATTCAAAATTTCATCGTATATTTCTTTTGGTATATCTGTGGATTCCTTTGCTTGAAATTGGGCCAACCATTCATTAAAATGATTTATTCGTTTATATGCGAAATAACTTATTTCACGAGGTGGATCTTTATATGATGGTTTATCAGAATCTATTAATATTTTAGTTTCGTCGCCACATAATTCACATATCATTTTTCCTTCAGATAAAAATAATTTACGCTCTTTATTACATGTAACACATAAATCTATATTTTTATTGTCTATATTTATAAAATTAAAATTATTCGTTTTATTTAAATAAGATTCGTAAATATTAGCTTTAGATGAACCGGATTTTGTATAATTAATATTAAAATATTCAGAAACAGATTTTGTATTTGTATTTGATTTTTTAATATTATTAATTATTTTTTTGTCACTATTTTCTATTTTATTATAATAATCGAATAATAATTGTCCAGTATCTAATAAATAATCAATATCATCTTTTTTAGTTAATTTTTCTATATTATGTTCAATATTAATAATACTATCCTTTATTTCAATAATTTTATCAATATTTATTCTATCATTTTTTTCTAATAATGTAGTTACGGTGTTTTTAAGATTCTTTAATTCAGTTTTTTTGACACAAATTAGTTCATTTGTATTTTTTAAATCTATCATTTTATTATTATGATAGGCGTCTAAAGTTATTCGATTATCAATTATTTTTTTAATTGGTTTATTTTTAACTTTAAATGCCATTATAACTAAATATATTTCTTTAAACGGATATTTCTTTAAATAGATTTTAATATGAATAGTATTTAAATTGGGTATCATTAAAACTATACTTAAAGATTATAAAATAGTGTTTAATATATATGGGAGGTGGATTATTACAAATCGTAGCATATGGATCTCAGGATATATATTTAACCGGAAATCCTCAAATCACGTTTTTCAAAGCTGTTTATAGACGTCATACCAATTTTTCAATGGAATCTATAAAACAAATGATAAATGGTACTGCCGAATTTGGGGAAGAAATTAATATTACTCTACAACGAAATGCTGATTTAGTCCACAAAATGTATTTACAAGTCAAATTACCATCAATAAATATTAGTGCAAGTAATTCGGATTCTACGACATGGAGTGCCTTCAGATGGGTTAATTGGATCGGGCACGTCCTAATAAAAGACATTGAAATATCAATTGGTGGGCAAAAAATAGATAAACACTACGGCGAATGGATGCATATTTGGAATGAATTATCCCAAACTCCGGGCCATTCGAACGGATATGCCGAAATGGTTGGAAATGTTCCAAAATTAACACAAATTTATAGTTCTAATTCAACAACCGAAAATAGTTCCCCTGAATTTATGTTGTATATCCCACTACAATTTTGGTTTTGTAGAAATCCAGGGATGGCTTTACCTCTTATTGCTCTACAACATTCAGATATTGTCGTAACCATTAATTTTAGAGAATTAAATGAATGTTTATGGGCGAGTAAACAAAATAGCACATCCTATAATATAAGTTCAGGAAAAGATGTTTTTTCTACTATACCAAGTATAGCAAGTAATACTTATTTATACGTTGATTATATTTACCTTGATACCGACGAACGTCGCAGATTTTCACAAGTAGCCCACGAATATTTAATAGAACAATTACAATTTAATGGGAATGATACTTTAACTACAACTAATACGAATATAAAACTTAATTTTACCCATCCGGTAAAGGAAATTATATGGGTTGTTCAACCGTCAAATTTTAGACAATCGGGGTATATACAAAGTAGGGCCGGATATCAATATTTTAATTATACTGATATGTGGGATTACACGGGTTTCACTGGAACCCCTGAACCTGATTCGGGACCGGGGATGCCTGGGGGGAAATCGCAACAAAATTTATGGTATGGATTACCGAATGTTAAATTAGATGGAAATTTAACACCTAACAATAATAGTTTACCAATCGGAACAACAATCACACCAACTTACACCAATATTAATGCTGGTTATAATGATATAAAAGATTACACACATCCTAATGGAAATATAAATCTTAATGATAGTAAAGGATTATGGTCTACTTCTAATAATGTAAGTTTATTAGATAGTGGTAAGAATTGTACAGATAAAGCATATATTACATTAAATGGTAATAATAGATTTTCCGAGAGAGAGGGTAAATATTTTAATTTAGTTCAACCTTACCAACATCACACTAATTGCCCAGCACCCGGTATTAATGTTTATTCATTTTCTATTAAACCCGAAGAACATCAACCCTCTGGAACGTGCAATTTTTCAAGAATCGATAATGCTCATTTAAATATTACTCTAACAGATAATACACTCAACACAACTTATAATAGTGGGTCTGCTAAAATTAAAATTTTCGCTATTAATTATAATATTCTTAGAATTATGAGTGGTATGGGAGGTTTAGCATATTCTAATTAACTTAAAGTTTTTATATCTATTTATTTATATGGATGACATATATAGTGATGAATGTCCGATTTGTTTGGATTGTTTAGATAGTTTAGATAGTTTAGATAGTTTATCTAATAAAGTATTACCTTGTAAACATAAATATCACACATATTGTATTAATAGGTGGTTGAAACTAAATAATAATTGCCCTTTATGTAGATATTCTATATCTAATAACTATAAATGTAGAGATGGACGAAATACATTGTTTAAATATAAAATTACATTGAATGACGATCACGTTTTATTTACCCATATCTTTTATAAACGCAAATATGACTATAAAAAAATAAAAAGTATCCAGTCTAATTCTGTTTTTTTTTATATAAATTACATCGAACATAATGCTATTACTTCTAAAAAATTTATTTTTAAAAATGAAACTATTTGCGAAAATTTTTTTAAATCAATGCAAAATAAATTTTATTTACTAGTTTAAGTTTATTAATTATAAAACAAATATTGGTAACATTCGTATTTAATGTTACCAAGCGGTCATCGGAACTCCTCTATTTAGGTTTTTCCTTGATTGAATCGCAGATTCCTGCTGTGTTCCATAAAATCTGTTTATCGTGTGATTATTTTTTTGTTAGATATCAGTGGTGTGACAAGTGTGTTAGGAAGCGTATATTCATTGTTTAATGATTTTTTACTAAACCCATTAGAAAAAAGATGACATTTTTGTTTTTTTTTATTCCATTGACATCTTCCATCTAATTCTAATTTATCACAGTTTGGTTTTGTTTTGTTCTTACAGATAAAGGCCGGAGATTTTTTCTTTGAAGATTTTTTCTTTTTAGTATTACATTTCCCTATCCATTTTACTATTTTTGTGTTCGGATTAACTAACGGAAATCTTGAATTCCATTCACATTCACGACTAAAAGCACACTTAAATCTATTTTTTTTACCACATGTAATATCGATTCCTTTATTCGAATCTGGTGGAATCCACGAACCGGTTGTATTATTATAAATTAACTTGGTGTCTATAATAGTTGGTTTAACCGTTGATTGTTTTTTTTTTCTTAACTCTCGTAAAGCTTTGTCTAAATTAATATTACTATAGTGATTTGAATCATTCGAATCATTCGAATCATTCGAATGATTATTATTTATTAGGGGCTTAACTGAGTCAAACTGATTATTATAATACAATGCTTCCGCCATGTTTGATTCTTTGGTTTGCGTATTGTATACTTCGGGTTGCGTTTCGTAGAGTTGCTCGACTCCCTCTTTGATGTTTAAACGGATGTAGTGTATTTAGTGTTTTACTTTTAGCAAACTTAATAGGAAATCTCCCATCAGGACGCATATTAGTTGATGGACGAATGCTAGAAAGTCCACTAACCTCAGACCTCATTCTACTAACCTTAGACCCTCTTCTACTAACCTTAGGCTTTCCGGATTTAGAAATATTTTTAACAAAATGCATTACTATTTAATTATAAATTATTTCTACAATCTTCATTATAAACGTTCATTATAATTTCGGGTAATTCATCATTTTTAAATAATGTTTTCATTAGATTTCCATCATAATAACCAATAAGTTGAAAATGATGTTGATCTAAATAATAAATAATTATTGTTTTATCATTTTCACTTAAATCCAACGAAGCCATCGGATGAACCGTGCAATTACTATTTAATATTATTATGTTAAGTTTTAATTTTTGTTGTAAGAGTTGGAGTAAAATATGATCGCCCCAAAAATTATCCCCCCCTTTAACAATTTCGGTTTTTAATTGTCCGATAGTTTTAATTTCATTTGGGTCCCACTCACCATTTATATCACCCTCTTCAAACCCTATTTTATAATTTTCTAATATTAATTTAAAATTATTTTTAGTTATTTCATTTGCAGCCAAAAGTCGCAAGGTTTTAACCTCATATTTAGGCATTCTTAATTTAGATAAAAACTCAGTGTTTAATGCTTCGCATAAAACATGAAAAAAACAATCACCATCACCTCCACAATCTAACAACCCAAAACATGATTTACCATCGTCCTTTAACCTTTTTCTCCACCCTAAATTTAATTTAGTCCACCCATAATCTCCTAAATAATGATGCCAATTTTTAGTTGTTATTTTTTTAGAATTAGAATCATTTTCATAAAAAGTGATACCATTATTAATATAAATACTATCAGTTAAGTAATAATTCATCTTACTATTATATTTAATATCTAATTTATTTTTAAGTATTATAAATCTCTTACAATATTAGCAAATTGTAGTGGCGAAACATTATTACCTAATGGCACTGCTGGAGCCTTGGCAATATTAACTTTAATAGGTTCATCGTTGTTTTCTGGTAGAAATACACTTTGGTCTATTAAATTCGGAACCACCGGACGATGATTGTCCTTAAAAACCATTCTATTTGAAATATTATAATCAAATGGTATTTCTACTTTAGCTTGCGGATCTTGACACAACCATTCCCAACGATTCCATCCGGTTCCCTTAAGATTGCATGGGGGATTACTTAACAATGTATTTTCCGTGGTGGGCATATCACAATTTTTAAAATTAACAACTTCGATTGAATTATCAATTTCACCTTCTTTATTAAATTTTGGAATAAAACTATCATTACTACAATTACTAAGTTTTCTATTAATATTTATTAATTCAGAATCAACATCTATCATAGGCATATTTTTAGCCACGCTAGCACCACTTCTCTGCATAATTATTTGGGGGTCTCTATTATAACAGTCGTCACACGAAATAAATGGGGTGTTAAGTTGGTATTCTCCTGGACCAATCGATTCAGAAATCTCTTGCTTATAAGAACATTTATCATAATCAAGTCGATTGAAGCTCATATATATTTATAGAAGATAATTATTTTTGATTTTATTTTGTAATAAATAATTTAAATTAAAAAGGTATATAAATAAAATCATTATAGCGGATAAATAAGGCTTCCTTAGTACTATTATTATCTATCTCATAATCTGTATGTTTAATTAATTTAATTTCATTTTCTGAAATATGACTATCATTTATATTATTTTCCCTATTTATTTTAATTATATTGAAATTATGCTTTTTTAGAATATTAACTTCATGATTAAACCGAACATCAGCAACAACTATATTTTTATCTTTATTATCTTCCAAAAAATCTTCAAATAATTTTAACCATAACCCCCTTGAAGATATTTTATCCTTAAGTTCTGGAAATAATTCATAGATTTTATATTGACCAAATTCAGTTCCTAATCTCTGAAACATAACTCTTGGACTTAGACCCCATCGTTCATCTGTAACTTCTTTTAAATTTCCATATAATTGTGGTTCGCTTAAATTAAACATATTTCTAGCAATTTCCTTAATGGGATCCGCAAAATTATACTTAATAAATTCTTTATCTTTAACTAAGTAATCTGCTAATGTATCTTTTCCTGAACCGGCCATACCCAACAATCCAATTCTATCCATTTTATAAACGTTTTGAAAAAGTTTTAAGTAAAAAGTTTGTTTTGTTTTTTTGACCAAGCTTTTTTGAAAAGCTTATTTTTGCCTACTTTTTCTAAAAAAGTATTTAGATATTTATATGTTGTAGTTGATTTATATAAGAAGTTAAAGTTCGATTATCATAACCATATGATGATAATTGTTTTAATGAATTAATATTACTATTATTCATTCGAATATTATTTAAAGTCCCACTATCTACACTTCCACCACTAATACTACTTGAACTATTACTATTACTATTACTATTACTATTACTATTACTATTACTATTACTATTATTATTAGACATCATACTACTTAATTTATTCATAATAGGTGCCGAAATCATTTTAACAGGTGCTAATGCAGCATTAAACATAGTGCCTATAAATCCTCCAGATTGTCTTTTTCTAATTCTTTTATTTTTTATACTTCTTCTATTACGTGTATGTTTTATTCTACTATTTTTCCTATGTTTTTTATATGTTCGATTAATTGATTTTCTATATTTCATAATATTAATATAGAAATTTATTTTCCACAAGTACTATAATTTGGTTGTGGTGGTAATGAAATAGGTTTGTATCTAATCATATTACACGAAGATAGATGAACTTTTGTTGTGTCTATTACGTGTTGATTACCATTCGTGTCATTATAAACAATATTATTTGGTTGGCAATTTGCTATATTTTGAGTAGAACAATTTGACATATATTTTTTGGTTGGACAAAGAGAAGCTTTACGAGTAATACCCATTAAATCGGTTTCAAGGTCAACTAAATTACCTTGAATATGACTTACGGCAGTTCCTCCAATAACACCAAGTTCCATTCGACATTTATTACAATTTTCATATCTTACTGTATCTAAAGTATATTCTAAAGTACCAATATTTTCATTTAACCGTGTTTTATATTCACATGTATCATACATTAACCTATTTGAACTCATATATATATATATGTAAGATAATTATTTAAAATAATTATTTTAAAAACTAAATAATTAATTATTTAAAAAAAAAATAATTTTAAATTAATTGTAAAGACATCCCATTTTTTTCTGTAATAAATTTTTAACAACATCGGAATCAGTGGAACGATTCATGTAATCAGAATATTTAACAGAATCTCTCGATGAAATACCACCACGCACCCAATTACATGTTACATGGTCCTGAATTATATTTTGTGGATTTTGAATATTTCTTGATAAATTTGGAACAAGCGGTGTGTAAACACGCCCCTGATCATAATATTGCATTTGACCATGTCTCTTAACCATTTGTGAATTTAAAAGCTTAGACTCTAAATTTGGGTTTGCTTTCCCTCTAGAAACCGATGGGGTTGTTAGATATGGTCTAGGAAATAATTGTTGTTCGGTTTTATCGTGTCGTTTTACTGTACCTTGTCTTAATACACTATCATTATTTATATTACATTCAGAAATACCATAACCATCTTTAACTATAATACCTTGATTTTCTAAAGATGTATTTAAAACATTATCTAAATTACATTCACACGAAGCATAATTACTTAACATATAATCATTAATATTAGTATTTTGTTTATTTTCACCACTTTCATAACATGTATCATCAATTAAATTCGTTTTTGTATCTAACACAAATTTATTAGAATTTAATTTAGAACAATTGTTTTCATAATTAAGACTACTTAATTTTCTATTTTGTGACATTATAATAATTAATTATATTTTTTTTATAATTTATAATTAAATTAATTCTTTATTAATTTCATCTAAAGTTTTACTATTAAAAGCACAAGACCTTGATTGTTTTAAAAGCATATTATCACCCGAAGCACATGAAACCGGTGTTTTATATAACCAGTTGGCGAATGAGGATTGATCATTTGGAATTTGTGTATTTGGCATCGAGTAAAATCGTTGTTGATTATTTCTATTAGAAAATATGCTAGAAGTATTTTGATATAACCTATCACAAAATTTTTTATCTATATTTTCTAATACTATATTATTGTCAACACTGCATGCTTCTTTATTTTTATAGGGATTATCACCAATTAAAGGATTCATTAACGGATTTTCTTTAGTTGGTGGTTTACAATCTTTTAAAACATCATTAGCATCACTCGAATCACTCGTATTATTCGTATTATTCATATTATTCGTATTATTCATATTATTCGTATCATCAAAAAATTCAATTCCTTTAAATACATAAAGTAAATATGATACTAATACAGTTACTAAAATTATATAAAAATATAAGTAGTTCCCACTTGTTAAATATAATAAGATTGATAAGTATAAAGCAAATCTCGTAATTGCGTTAATTTTTTCACCTATAGACATATCTGAAATAGGTACTATTTTAAATAAATTATCTTTACTAAAAAGTAAATTAATATTAGAAAACCAAATATTATTATCCATTAATATATACAATTAAAAAAAAAAGTTAATTAGACCATAAAATTATTTTTTTTGTCGTGCTTCTAATTTTTTCTTTAATCTATCTTTTGTAGGGTTATCATAACTAGAGGTATTATTTGTGTTAGTTTTATTCGTTGGATTCGCATTCGCCATTTCTTTCTTTGCGGTGTTAAGCAACGTATCAAATAACGGATTATTATTACCTAACATCCCCATCATATTTTGAGCTTCATTTAGCAAATCTCCTTGATTTACATTACCATCAGCAAGTTTTGTTTGAATTTTTTTACCTACATCTTGAATTAAATTCATAAATTTCATTGGATTATCACCACTCATTAATTTTCCAAAAATATCTCCTATATTAGAATTACCATCATCCATATTTAAATTCATACTATCTAAATCAATATCTCCTGCTAATTCTTTAGCTAAATTTCCAATTAATCCATTTGATAAGATGTCTTCATTAGACAAATCCTTATTTTCCGATAAATTTTGTAACATGTTCATCAATTCTTTATTTTCAGGGTGCAGTTCATCATCGACTGTTTCGTTATTTCTATTTTTTTTAAGTGTCTCAACTAATGATTTAATTCTATCTGTATCACTTATAATAGTATCACCTATTACAAATAAGGTCTGTAAATAATCCCATATAGTTTTCTTAATTGATTCAACTGTGATTTTATTTTCCCAAACTTCCTTAAAATCTACATTTTTAAGAAAATACACACTTTCGTTAAATAAATCGTTATTTTTATTAGAAATTAATTCTTTATGAACTACAAATTTTCTCATAAATCTTTTTACATACTTATCATCATTACAACTATCTATTTTTATCAAATCGCCATAATATTCATTTAATGAATCATTATATTCAGGATAAATTTTAATAATATCATTAATAAATAATTTTAAGGTAGAATTAAAATACTCTATATTTGTTTGAGTCATTATATAATAAAAATAATTTAAAACATTTTATTTAACGCAAACCTTTTAAGAAAAATAATAGTTTTGTTAAAACTTTTTCTAAAAGTCTAATTGATTTAATTAATTAATCATATCACTTAACTTTATTAAAGAATTAAGGTACTCCCATATTTTAGATTTATTAACAACACTTAGATTCGTCCAGTAATTTTTTAATTTTTGAATAATACCTTCAACCCCTTCGGATTTACTATTATTTACTATTTCTTTATAATCATTCATTAAAAAAAATGATTCATCTTTATCTTCTATCTTTTTTCGATATAAAATCATATAATTTTTATATAAAGAACAAATTTTTTTAGCATTTGCCATATTCAGCATCATAATTCCACGCTTATAAACTTTAAAATCATTTTCTTCTGGAAATGTGGTGATTAAATCATCGTTAAATTTAATAACTAAGTTATTGAATGCCGTTAAATAAGTATTACTCATTGAACTATAATTATAAAATTATATATAATTATAAACATATACTTTAAATAAACTTTTAAAAAAGAAACTTTTTTAAAAAAAGGTTAAGAAAGTTTAGACAAAAACATTATTTATTTTTTGGTCAACCTTTTTTGAAAAAGGTTAAGAAAGTTTCTATCTACGCTGTGGCATATTAAAATCATTATTTCGACTCTGCTGCATTTTTTCAACATCACTTAAAGTATTTGCTTGACCTTGACCTTGACCTGAATTATTATTAGAAGACCCAACATTTTCACCGTCGGGTGTTTCTATTTTTTGTTCATCGCCTAAAAATGTATATGATGTTACGAAAGGTTTATCGTCACTATCATCTAAGGTGGAAAAACTTCCTCCATAACTATTGTCACACGAACCAAAATAAGCCTGGAGTTCTACTGTGTCTTTAGGTTTACTAATTTTATCTTTAATCCAACCACCAATTGCTTCATCCACAACAATTTTTTTGTCATTTACTAAATATATTGTAGGAACAGCTTTAACAAATGGTGGCAATTGGATATTGTCATCATCTACACATACATAAATAATGTTATCATGAATGGGGGTTTTTGCTATTTGATTTATAATTTCCTTAGAATAAGAACAATAATTACTATAAAATATTATATCTTTTTTCATATATTTTTATTTTACTTTTTTTTTAATATTTTTATACTTACTTAAATAAAATTGATTTAATTAATTTTATATATAAATTAATAATAATGAATACTAATTTTGAAAATTTTAATAAATCTGAAAAAGATATGATGAAGTTTGATGTTACTGAATGTAATACTAGTTTTGTTAATTCATTAAGGCGTATAATTATTAGCGAGATTGAAACCGTTGGATTTAGAACTGAAGAATATGAACAATCGGATATAAAAGTAATCGATAATAATTCATCGCTTCATAATGAATTTCTGCTTCATAGATTCGGATTAATTCCAATTAATACACCCGATATTGATTCATATGATCCATCTAAATATAAATTTATATTAAATGTCCAACATTCAGGTAGTGTATCAATTGATGTTACTACAAAAGATATCACGATTTTGAATTTAGAAACAAATGTAAATGAAACTAATGAATTATTCTTTCCTAAAAATCCAATTACAAATGATCATATTCTTATAACACGGTTAAAACCAACACCCGACGGAACAGGTGAAAAAATTCATATGGAGGGAAAGAGTTCTAAAGGAATTGGAAAAGAACATATTAGATTTTCACCTGTATCGAATGTGTGTTTTATTAATAAGGTTGACCCATCAAGATTAGAAGACGAATACAAAAAATATGTTTTAGAAAATGGTGAAAATGACATAAGTGAATCACCCGAATTAAAATCTAAATTTATGATTGAAGAATCTGAAAGATGTTTTCATTTAGATTCTAATGGTGATCCAAATATATTTGAATTTACGATTGAAAGCTGTGGTGTTATGGCTCCCGAAACTATATTACTTGAAGGTCTTAAACAAATGGGTGTAAAAATTAAAAATTTTATGAGTGAATTCGGAAAATCGATATCTTCACAAGATTCATCTATAGAAATACGCGAATCAAAAGTATTAATGAAAGCATTTGATATAGTAATAGAAGGTGAAAATCATACATTAGGACATTTGCTTCAATCACATATTAATACACTGTTTAAAGAAAAAAATATTTTCGTTGGATACATGAATCCTCATCCTTTAGAAAATAAAATTATATTTAGAATAAATGTTAAAACGATTAAGGAATTAAAAGACATTTTTACACAAACATGTGATGAATTAATTACAAAATGTGATATATTAAGTAATATCGTATTAAAAGAATATAAAAAGAAAATATTATTTAAGCCTGGTTCTAAGAAATCTCCTAAAAGTAAAGATAAAGGTAAATCACCAATTGATAAAACTAAGATTACAAATGATATAGGCAACGAAAGTGCTGCTGGTGCTGGTGCTGCTGCTGGTCCAGCTTAGTATTAATAGTTAATCGGTTCTATATTTATAATTTATAACAAACAATAATTTTGCAATAGGAAGATTTTTAATATAATTTATTACGGTTCGTTTATCTGTAATTATTTTTGTTTGTTTAAATGCTTCATGTAAATCAATACATAATGGTCTATATTCATAATCGATTTCTGTTATTTTTTGGTGAATATGTTTACCTTCACTATTTTTCCTTACCTTCCAATTTTGATAGAAATTGAATAATTTATTGGTTGTATCATATAATTCAAGTCTGTATGTTTCAAATAATTCAGCATCATCCGGAAAATACTTAAGATATTCGTTAATAACATTAGTTTGTCTTAATTCTAAAAACATATATTTTTTACTTGTGCTATTTCCCTTTAATTTTCTGACATAACTATAGTGTTGATTCCAAATTTTACTTCGTAAATAATTGGATTCTAAATTTTTAAGAATAACACCTGGTTCATTATGAGTCATACTATTAATTATATCATACACTTCAAGATGGGTGTTTACTTCATATTGTTTAGGAATCATAAACTCTAAATCAGCGTCTTTGTCTATTAATAACTGTTTTAAGTCCTGTAAACTATAATTAATTACGTGTCCATCATCAATTGTAATACCATACACTAATGTTATTGCTGGTTTTTCATATTGGGTAACAATCGTATTTTCTGGATGTTGTAGAACAAATGATAAATTCATGTTATCTTCCATCTTATCAAATTTAGATAATTCAATTACTTCACTAAATAACGAATTAAATGTTTTATTACTATAAAAATTACATAATGCATCAATACAACTTCTTGTAGCCATGTATACTTTACCGTCAAATTTAAAGATATTAATCATCGTGCCTTCAATAAATTCTTCATAAACAGTGCTCTCAATTTTAATGTCATTAAACATTTCTATTTTTTCTGATTTAGGTGGTGGAACACATACTAATTTATTAGTATTTTTTTCTAATATAATACCTCTACATTTTTTAACATCTGGATCATTCATATCGCACAGGTTTTTGTCATATTTTACAATAAATAAATTACCATATTCTTTTATTAATAATTTTTTAGTTTCAAGAATGATTTTAGTTTCATCGAAATCGGTAATTTCTCTTAGGCATTGTAAATAGGTCATACTTGTCTTATCAAGTAATATAAAATTATTTTTAAATCAATTTTTTTATAAATTGTAAATGTTTTTAATATCTAAAAAAAAATGTAATACTATTTTATATTTATGACATCTATAGAAAAATTTACATTAGATGATATAAATGAGATGACCGAATTATTAGAACCTTTAGAAATACAAAAATTAAAACAAAATGGTGGAGCTAATGAAGCAGAAGAAGAAGAAGAAGAAGAAGAAGAACCGCCTAATCCCGAAAATAGTGAAAGTAATAGTGAAAATAATGAAGATATAGATGTCATGGATATGTTAGATGATAAAGATAAAGATAAAGCTAAAGATACAGCTACAGCTACAGCTACAGCTACAGCTACAGCTAAAGATACAGCTACAGCTACAGCTACAGCTACAGCTAAAGATACAGCTAAAGATACAGTTACAGCTAAAGATACAGCTAAGGCTACAGATTTATTTGGGTTGGACTATGACGAGGAAGAAGAAGATGAAGAAGAGGAAGTCCCAGATCCTGAAAGTAATAGTAATAGTAATGATTTTGATTTCGAAATAGATGGATCCATCGAGAATAATACGTCAATCGATAAAGTTATTATATTAGAAGAAGAAGTTATACCAGAAGAGAAGGTTATTTCGAATGATTTAGATCAGAGAGATGATTATATTAATGAAGCCGTAAAATTATTTCCAGAAAAAGATAGAAATAAGGCACATATTTTGAGAAAAATAAATAATAGTGTTAAATTTTTTGAACATTTAAAATACAGTCATTCTAAAATAGAAAACAATGAAATAAAATCACATAAACTTAAAGGTAATAATTATACTTCTAATTTAGATAATTACGTTAATGGTAATTTTTCGAATGATTACTTAATACCAATAGTAAATGAAAAGAAACATTTATATAAAGTCAATGAATCTGACGAATCTATTTTAAATGGTGATGATTTGGATGAAATAGATGACGCCCGAATTATTAAAAAAATGAATGAAGAAGATATTGTGACACAAATTGGATTAAGAACTAAATATAGAAAAACAGAAGCACGTATTAACTATTCATATAAGAATGAACTAAATGAATTATACGATTCATCAGAGCATTATTATAATAATAAACGCGATAATACATGTGAAATTAATGTAGAAAAAGATATGGATGTATTAACAAACAATTTAACACTATCGAATAATACATATAAAGTAAATATGTATAAACATCGTGTTTTAGGTAAAACTAAATTTAATTTATTTGATGGTGAAAATATAGTAAATAGTAGTGATATTAGTATTTGTGGATTCTTATGCAAACCTCAACAATCTCAAAATATACATAATCCTAATAAACATCATTTAATGGATGTAGTTAACAGTTCTTATCATCTATCAGATTTAGTAAAAAATTTAACTACAAATGAAATAGAATATGCTGATATAGAATTAAAGGTGGGTGATTTAGCTAGAATTGTTAATTTTAAAACATTTGAGAATGAATATAATGGTATTTTAGGTTATATAGAAACTATCGATGGAGACACATATACTATTAAACCGGTTCCTGAACCAGATCAAGACCCGTCATCGATTGAAACAATAGAAGTAGTTAAGGATGATTATACGGTTATTTTTAATTCAAACAATGGAAATAGGCAATGTGCTACATTATATGAAAATATTTACAGATCCTATTTATTTAGTGAAAAAGAATCTAAAATAAATAAACAAATTTATAGTGATTTGATTAAAAGTATTATACCATCTACTGCCGAAGTGATTCATAAAATTAAAAGGGATTATAATGGTAATAATTTAGCCGAAATATCGAACGAATTAAAATACTATAATTTAGCTATTGATGACATTACCGATGAACTATTTACCGATTTACGAGAAATATTACATAAAAACAACAGTAAATTAATTAGTGAGGCGGTTAAAAGTGATGCTCGGTTTAAAACGTTCTTAAAGAAAGGTGATACTAATGTTGTGAAAAATTTTGGATTTATATCGAATAATTCGCTTAAACTATATGACGGATTATATGGTCCATATCCATATTTTAAATTAGATATTGACAGTGTTGATACACGTTTAAAATGGCTAAAATCTCAACCTGATTATGGAGAACTCTATTTTAAAAATATTGTTAAAAAAATACAGGAAAAGATTGATGTTGATATGGATTCTATAATTTCAGAACTCCACGCAAAAACAGATATACTATTAAATCATAAAACACAGGTTGAACAAGAAATAGAAAAAATGAAAGAGACATTAGTAGGTGAAAAAAATATTTGCGTTGAAAATTATATTTCGAAAGAATATCATAGTGTAGATGATTTAAAAAAAGATAATAATAGAGAAGTTGAAGTTGATAAAGATAAAATGCGAGTAGGATTCCCTAAAATAGTTGAAATTAATAGTTTAGCATTAGTTCATTTAGATAATGATAAGAAACAAATATTTAAACGAATGGAACTTGCTACTGGTGAACATATGTGGAATTTAGAAGGTGGTATTAATATAGATAATATAATAAGTTCTAATAAAGATTTTTGCGATCAACAATTTAAAAATATTAATGAATTAGAAGCAGCGATAAAAGGTTTAGATAGTTGTAAATTTTCGGATTTAGAAAATTCGTGTGTTTCTAAGGAATTAGAAAAACTTATAAATGATTTAGTCGACTTAAATAAACAAATAAAGGAAAATACCGAAGCATTAGAATCACAAACAGAATTATTAAACTTTAATGATATTTTATCTAATAAATTAGAAAAATATACAACATATCTTACACTAATAAATAATCAACGAAAACGCATTTATGAAGTTACCGAGAAAGAAGTTACAGATGAACAAAAGGCCGAAATAAATCCTAAATTTGAAACATTATATTTAAAAATAGATTTATATTTCGAAAAAATAGCATTACTTGATGATAAACAACGATATGAATTATTAGATGAATTATTAAAAAAATATGGAAGAGATGCTAATATTAGAAATGATGAGAATGATAAGAATATTTATTGTAAATATGGTAATAAAGTATTATGTTGTAAACATAATCAAAATATGATTGAAATGTTTAAGACTAATAAAAATTATGACCTATTATTGGGAGAAACAATAAAATTATATGGCATTGAAGATAAGGGAAAAGTTTGGTGTAATAATTGTGGCAATGAATTATTTATTTCTGACTACGAAACAGTCGAAGGATTTAAAAAATCGGGTGCACGTGATATAACCAACGAAGTTATTGCAGAAGACGAAGAAGAATCATCGATTGAAAATAATGAGTTAGTAGAAACTCTCAAAAAACATCTTATAGAAGATAATACCCATATGAAAGATGTCAATTCTATAGATATTTATAAAATTATGACGGTTTTACTTAATATTATGGACATTAAATTAAATACGAATGATGAATTATCAGTCATTAAGGTGTCGGATGGGTTAATTAAAACCCATATAAAAAATAAAGATATATGGATGGAAACATATAATGGTAAACAATCATCCGTCGATAAAAATTATGAGAATTATGTAAATATTAACACTATATTTTATACTACAGCAAATTTATTTATTTTACTTCAAACAGCTATACCACACTATACAATTAATAAAACACATAGTAAATGTAAAACCAGTTTAGAAGGATTTCCGTTAGATGAAAATGATAAAAATATTAGTGGTATTAAATATTTTTCATGTGTATTAGAACAATTGCGTAATAGTGACAGTATATGGAAATGTTTAAAGAAGATGAAACTCGACTTTGTTTTATTGGATATTGTTAAAAAATTATATAATGACGCCTATATTAAACATAAATACACTCTTAAGCGAAAATATATTAGTGAAACTATTATTAGTCAAGAGGTGGAAGTAAATAGTGGATGGCCTAAATTTAATCCTCCATTAGAACAATTTACAATTAATAAAGAAACCTTTAATAGTGCCGATTTAACAAAGAAACCTAAAAATATAAATGAATTATCAAATTATTATTCATTAAAATTTATATCCGAGTTAGATGATATTATTAATAAAAGTAATGTTGAAAATAATTTATTTTCACCTGCTATATATCAACAATCGTGTTGTTTAACACAAATAAATACCGACTATAATAATTTATTGAATTTTTATAAAAAAGATGTTTTATTAGAAAAATATGTATCTAATAATTTTATTTTAGAAACATTTACAGATGAATTACATGCTAGTAATATATGTATTAATAATAAAGGTAGACAAGCATTGCCAAGTTTTTCTAAAATAATGTTTCCGATAGAAGCGGAATTAGACCAAGAAACACTCACATTTTTATTTGAAACTTATATTTCGAGTGGCGATTTGAAAGGTGAAAAACATAAATACGTTGATGACATTTGTATTTTAACCGGGGAACACCGAGATATTATAAAACAAAAAATTTATAGAAAAGACGAATACTATAATTTAATCCAATCTATTTTTATAAATAGAAATAGTAACGCGTCCATTAAGAATGATAATTTAAATATAATAAATGCCTTAATAGAAGTTGTTGATATTAATCCATTATTAAAATCTAACGTATATCTTAATAATTTTATTGACTATTTAACTAAACATAATACAAAAGAATCTATAACTAAAGGGTGGAATGATTTTAATACCCAATTAGAAGTTGAAAAGGATGAATTAATTGGATTATTTAAAGAGTTTGATAACCATAAAACCAATGATGTTAAAGAAGCCCTTCGCTCATTAGGTGTGTTAAGTAATATACATAAAGAAAACATAATAGTTTTAGAAGAGGTTGAGGCCGATTCATTATTATTTGGTCAAAAAATAGGTATATTGTATAGATGTATATATACTTATTTAAGCGACACTATTTCAAAAATTAAAAGTAATAAAAATGATGAATATATTTCAATACCTACAAATTGGAAAATAGAAAAATCATACATTTCAAATCTTACAACTAATACAATAAATCATAATAAATTAGTATCAACATATATTAAGAGAAAAAAAATAAATAAGACTGAATTAGTTTATACTAATTTATTAAAAATATTAAAAAAATCAACTAAAAATTTAAGACACCTTTTTAGCGAAGATCATATTTATAATTGTTCGTCAATCGAAAAATTTAGTAAAATGACAAATCAAAATTTAAGTTATTTACTCGAATACATATTTATTATAATATTAAAAGAAATGCTTCAATATAAAGTTGCACAAGATTTATCAAACAGACCCTTATCACCCACATTTGGAAATGAAGAATCTATTGATTTAGTAGCATCGCTAGGAGGGTCGGCTACAAAACAACGGAAATCAAGTAAATCTAGTAAATCTAGTAAATCTAGTAAATCCAGTAAATCTAGTAAATCTATAAAAAATGGCGACATTGGCGACATTGGCGACATTGGCGACATTAGTGAAGATATTGATTTAGGATATGATGTATTTGATGAATCTTTTATGACTACATCGATTAGTGAAACCTATAATCTTATTTATGATATATTGATGGATATACATACAAATACCGTAAATAGTGATAAATATACACAATCCAATATTAATGAAAACATCGAAACTAAAAGTGATATTGAAAAGGAAAATAATTTAAAATTTATTGAAGAGCTCGATAAAGAATCGCGACAAGCACTTAAAACTATGATTTTACTGGGAATTGATACTTGGAAGGATTTATCTAAAAAAACTGATAAAGACCTTTTTTTTGATAAACCAGTATCGACACAAGTTAACGAGAGTGATGAATTAATTCCTAGCACCGAAGAACTTAATGATATAAATAGAGATAGAGCTTTAGACGAATTAGGTGAAAATATGAATGAACAACAATATCAAGATTGGTTGGAAGAATATAATAAAAATAACCAAGAAGATTTATTACAAAACGAAGAAGCAGATGTTATTGCCGACGATGATGGCGATGATGCAGGAATGGATGACGATTTTGATGGCGATTTTTAACAATTTAAACAATTATTAGATGAGTGTAATAAAAAATAAATGTTCTAAAATGGTTAATTAACTAATCCATCAAAAGTCTATTTATTTGGTCTTTACGGTGTTGTAATTCTAATTCAGTAACACACTCTAATCTATAAATATCAGTTTTTAATTTTTGTTTATACTCATCTATAAGTTTTTCAAGAATATCATATGCTTCAACATTTGGATATGTTTTAGATCCGTCAGCTACAACGACTTCATCTCCTTCTCCTTCTCCTTCACCTGCAACGACTTCATCTCCTTCTCCTTCGGCTGCAACTAGAACGACTTCTTCGACTTCTTCACCTGCAACTAGAACGGCTTCTTCACCTGCAACTAGAACGGCTTCTTCACCTGCAACTAGAACGGCTTCTTCACCTGCAACTAGTGCAACTTCTTCGGCTTCTTGTTCTTCTTGTTCTTCGGCTTCTTGTTCTTCGGCTTCTTCGACTTCTTGTTCTTCGCCTATTTCTGCTTCTTCGTCTTCGGCTTCTTGTTCTTCGGCTTCTTCGGCTTCTTGTTCTTCGCCTATTTCTGCTTCTGCTGCTGCTGCTGCTGCAGCTGCTGCTGCTGCTGCTGCTGCTGCTGCT